CTGAATTGTCTATCAGCCAGGGTACTTCTATGCCGTTGTTGATGACAATTCAGGTGCGCCGCCGACGTCGCTTCTGACGACCGTATCCAACGCCATTGATGCAGTGCGGCCCTTCACCAGCACGTTCGGTGTGTTCGCGCCTGTGATCGTGAACGCAAGCGTCGTGATGACAATCACCACCGCGACGGGTTACGTGCATTCGACCGTAACCGCGCAGGTTCAGGCCGCGTTGCAATCGTACATCAACACTCTGCCGCTCGGCACGTCGCTCGCTTACTCGCGGCTTGCACAGGTGGCGTATGACGCGGCGCCCGGCGTCGTCACCAATGTGACCGGCGTCACGCTGAATGGCGGCACCGCAGACGTGGTCGCGACGAATCAGCAGGTCGTGAAATTCACCACTGTGACGGTGAACTGATGGCGACCGGCGACCGTAACGACATTTTGTCGCGCATTCAGGCGCTGCTCCCGCGCGGCTGGTTTGGCGACTCGCCGTCGATCCTCACGGCGTTGCTGACCGGCTTTGCGGCGATCTACGCGAGTCTGTACACCGTGCTTTCGTACGCGCGCCAGCAGATGCGCATCGCGACCGCGACGGACGGCTTTTTGGACGTAATCAGCGCTGACTTCTTCGGCGCCGCATTGCCGCGCAAGACGAACGAGAGCGACACCGCGTTCCGCAATCGCATCACGGTCAACCTGTTCCGCGAGCGCGCGACGCGCAAGGCGATCATTCAGGTGCTCACGACGCTCACCGGCCGCGCGCCGACGATCGTTGAGCCTGAGCGACCGATGGACACGGGTGGCTACGGCATCCCGACGTCTGGCTACGGCGTGGCCGGTGCGTATGGATCGATGCTGCTCGCGTATCAGGCGTTCGTGACCGCGTATCGGCCAATCGGCACCGGCATTCCTTACGTCGCTGGCTACGGCTCGTCGCCGTCTGGCTACAGCATCGCATCGCGCGGCGAGTACGCCGACCTGAGCATGGTTCTCACTCAAGTCACAGACGCGGACATCTACGCCGCCGTGGCTTCTGTTTTGCCGATAGCAACCATCGCTTGGATGAGAATTTCTTCGTAATCCATACCCGAATCAGTCATCCAGCCCCGCCATCGAGCGGGGTTTTTCATTTCTGGAAACCAACACATGCGTCGTCAAACTGTTTACGCAGGCCAGGTGCCGCTCGAGACCGATCTGCTTTCGAGCAACAAGAACACGATGATTTCCATCGGCCACGTGCTGCAGGACATGCTCGGCACTGGCACGCTGTTCTCTGGTCTCGGCTGCGTGCCGACCGGTCCCGCCGGCATGACGGTGAACGTGAACCCGGGTCGCGCGTACTCGCTGCAATCGACGGACACGGGCGCTTACTCGTCGCTGGCGTCGGACCCCCATCCGATCGTCAAGCAAGGCATCCTGCTTGATCTGGTCAACTTCGCGTGCCCCGCGCCGACTACGGCAGGCTTCTCGATCAATTACCTGATCGAAGGCGCGTTCCAAGAGGTAGATGGGGGCAATGTTATTTTGCCTTATTACAATGCCGCCAATCCCGCGGTCGCCTTCAGCGGCCCGAACGGAACCGGCACGTCGAACACCACGTATCGCGACAACACGGTTCAATTGCAACTTAAGCCGGGCGCAGCGGCCACGACTGGATCGCAAGTCACGCCGACGCCTGATAGCGGCTTTACTGGCTTGTGGGTTGTCACCGTGGCGTTCGGTCAGGTCACGATCACCGCCGGCAACATTACGCAATATGCGGGCGCGCCCTTCCTGTCCGCTCCGCTGCTTCAGCAGATTCAATCCCCTATTCCTGGTCGACTACTCAAAACAACCGTCTACAACACAGCCGGAACCTTTACTTTCACGCCCCTTGCGGCATCTACTTCCTTCGAAGTAACGGCACTCGGGAGCGGAGGCGCTGGCGGCGGGAGCGTAGTTACCAATGCCAGTCAGATAAGTTTCGGCATTGGCGGGAATTCGGGTGCATATGGCCTTGGCCTATATACCGCGGCGCAGGTTGGGGTTTCGCAGACTGTGACGATCGGGGCACCCGGTGCGGGCGCAGCGGCCAATACCGGGGGCTCTGGGGGTTCGGTGAGTTTTGGCGCACTTTTGTCTGCCCCAGGAGGAGCCGGAGGCGCTTGTTTGGGGCCGACTGGCGCGCCCATTGTTTCTGGCGGCGCTGCCCCTGGCGTATGCACTGGCGGGATTATCAACGGTTCCGGGAATCGAAGTATCTCCGCAACTTTTACATCGCTCACCGTTGGCCTTTCTGGTCAAGGGGCAGGATCTCCGTTCGGTGCCGGTGGCGGTGCGATAAATGTATCCGGCGCAGGCTCTATCGCCCTTGGTTTCGGCTCAGGTGGTGGGGGTGCTGTTGCTCAGCCCAGCACTGCGGCAACGTCCGCGGGCGGTGTCGGGGCGGTAGGATTCGTCATGGTAAAGGAATACGCATGAAAATTTATGCTTACGTGCAGGGCGACGGCGTCGCGGAGATTATCGCGCCAGCAACGTATCCGCATCCTGATCCGGCGGACATCGAGACATACGGACAGGAAGCCTATGACGCGCAGGCAGCGCGTGCCGGTCAGGAGATTCCGATCACGGAGCGCTACACGCCAGAGTTTTGCGCGGCTTGTGTGAACGTGACAGATGTTAATCCCCAGCCACAAGTCGGATGGATTTATTCGGGGGCGACATTCGCACCCTACGTACCGCCGGCTCCCACACCAGCGCAGCTTCGCGCTGTCAATTCATCTATTCGGGACGGCCTGATGGCGGTGGCGAACGCTGCAACTGTCGGTATGGCCGATGCGTATGTTGCCGGTCTTCTCGATGCCAGCGATACGGCAATGTTCAAAGCGTGGGCCGCATACAAATTCGCGCTGTCTAAGGTGGACTTGACGGCAGCAAGTCCCGCTTGGCCGTCATCCCCGTCACTCTCATCGGCGACGTAGAACAACAGTGTCCTGAAATAGTAGCGATCGGGGGTGGAATGAGACCACGTCGAACCACTGCTTTACGGCAGACTTGAGATTATCCAGGGTGTTGTACGTGGCCTTGTAATATGAGCTGAGGTCACTGCCGAGGGCGCTATCAGTGAGATGGTCGGCGATTCCTCGCACGGCGAGCTCATCGATAAGCGGGAGAGACCACTCATTGATGCCGGTCTGAAGAACATGAAATGGCGACATGAAACTCAAGACGCAAACGCCACCAGCTTTCGTAACGCGGGCTAGCTCGGATAGCCATGCGTTACGTGTTGGCTCTTCGAGATGAGTTATGACCGACAAGCCATAAACGAGATCGAATAACGAGTCGTCATATGGCATTGGCGGCATAAGCGGAATTTGCTGGAATGCGGCGGCATCGGGAATATTTTCTAGGCACCAAGAGATGTTAACTTCGTCAATATCAACGCCGCTGAAAGTCCAGTATGGGCGGTCTGCACGAAGAAATTGGAGCACGCGCGCCGCGCCGCATCCCCAATCTAAAACTTTTGCAGATTGCGGAAATTTGGGAATTAGATCAATCAGGTGCAGGAGTTGTGTCGCGGCTGTAAGCCCACCAGATGCGAAGCGGACTAATGTGTCATCGCCGCCCGCAACCCGGCGTGCTCTATCTGAGCCGGCAAACTTGAACATATCCATGTCTGACTTGCTTGGAATGACGCCGAAGGCCAAATCGTTACCCTGTGCTGGAGAATCCTGATTTGACGCATACACCAATCTGCGCTTTGGCCCTATCGTCGTGACGAACTTAGCGTGCAAAACTGATCCGTCGAGAAACCAGTATCGGTCTCTTTTCTCTGCTATGGCGGCCTCTATCTCGGCGCTCACGACTTCGCCGTCGCAGTAGAGATCTGGTTGGCTTCCCGCACCAGGCGGCACGAAGAGTTCTCCTTGAAGGCTAACTTTCCCACCAGGTATATCAATGAGTACTGGGCGCCAATACGGTCCTGCAAATCTTTCGGTGCTGTCTATGAAGTCGTACGCGGCTTCAAGTCCTCTGCGATCTGTTGACGATAATTGCAGTTGATGCAATGAAGCCTCTGAATGAGCGTCTCTGATCTCGATTTCATCTCCGTCGAGCAGGCCGGGGCGCCGCAAGTGAAACACATAGGCATGCTTCCCCGAACCTATCCCAGCGTCCTCAAGGTCTTTGCGATAACGATTTGCTGTTGTTGCGGCGATCTGCCGACCATTCACAAGAAGCGCAAGGTGAACTGGCTGATCACCATTCACGCACCAACCAGCGATAAAACCAGATGTGATCTGGTCTAGATGAAATTGCATGCGTGTTCCTTTTTTCGTTCTAGCGATACAGATGCTGCGCATTGTAGCAATTTCATTTTGTAAATAGGCCCGAGTTGATTGAATGGGAAAAACGCATCAAAACCGATATTTCACCACCAACACGTCTGCACCTTTCCAGATCGCCGGATAGTGATGGTCGTCGAAGCGCGAAGGTAGGAAATAATGTTGATAGGCAACCGTGAAATTTCCTCGACCGACCGACACGCCTATAACCTTTCCAAGTTGCAGAGCATGCGGCGTGTTGGCTTGAATCGTTGACGTAGCGACACCCGGGCCGGGTGCCCAATTGTAGATAGTCTCGTCCCAGCTCGGGCGATAGACGAATAGGCCACCTTCCGCGCCGAATCGCCAGCCGCGATATTTAAAGTACGGTTCGAGCGTCAGGCTCACGCCCTGCGCGTTACCGTTGCCGACGAAGTTCGCGTTCTCGACTGCGTAGAGATTCAAAATTTTGTGCTGCGGTACGGAATAGTTCTGATCCATCGGCGTGCATTCGCACTGCGATGACACATGACCGAGACTCACGTAATCAACGTGCCAGTCAACGCCCCATGATTCGGCGGCATAGACGGGACCAGTAAGGCCAGCAGACAACACGGGTGCGCTTAGGCCGAGAGTGTGCTGCGCGCCGAGTTGGTACCACGTGTTGTCACCCTGTTTGTCGTACCAAGATACTCCGGCGCCGATCTCGAAGTGTACGTAATCGCTGATACCGTCAGCATGCGCGGTCGCGCTGCACCCGAGAAAGATGGCAAGAAGCGATACTATGATGGAATCCGATATGGACAAAAAAATACATGGCCCATGGTTAGCGGCGTACCTCGATTTGCTCTGATTGCGGTTCATTTTCTGCTCCGTTTAGTTTGAATTCTGCTGAACGATTGTCGAAAGAGTTGCTGCTTGTTGCTGTGCCTTGACTGACTGAATGTAGGCATCTGGATAAAAACCGGCGTTGAAGTGGCTCTTCCAGTTGGGTAACGCCAAGATCTGCTTGTACTGCTGCACGAGCGGAACCTTCATTTGCGTCGCAACGTCGTCCATAGCGGCCACGTACTGGTCGAGTTGCGGATGGTTGTCATCGCAGACCGGGTTCGGTTCTTCGAGCACAGGCAACTTGCCTGCCGCGCGCACTGCCGTTACCCATTGCACGAGCCACGCGTGATAGTCGTCGATGGTTTCGCCGCCGAGCGCGTCGTTCATCGCGTGGTTGTCGATCACGATTGACGCTGACGACGCCATGATGCGATGCGCGAAGGGTGCGCCGCTGCCGTCCATGCCTAGCATCTCGTTCTGCAGGCTGCTTGATGTACCGCCAGTCGCGTGGTTCGTGATCGTAACGCCATCGCCAAACTGCGCGCGGAGCAGGGCTTGCGTATCGTTCGGCTCCGTCTGATCGGTCGGGAAGCCCATCATCGACGTCATGCCGAACATTGCGTCGTCTCCGTAGACGTCGATCAGCACGACTTTCGACGGTGGCGCGACGACTGGCGGCACGGGTACGACTGGCGCTGACGCAACCGCGGGCGGCGCAGCAGGCATCGCTGGCGGCGCAGCGATTACCGGCGGGGCAGGTTGCTCGACAGGCGGCGCAACGGGCTGCTCAGCGACGACGGGCGCGGCAATAGCAGGAGCTTGCGCAACGGATGCCGCTGGCGCTATCGCGACGAGCGCCACAGAAGGCTTGGCCGCGACGACTGCGTCGGGCTTCCCCGGCGACTCACCGCCACAAGCAGCCAGCAGCACGCACAGCAACATAGCTAAAACGTATTTCATTTTCTCCGCTCCTTGGTTGGTATCTCATCAAGACATAGGATAGCTACAAGGTATCCGTAACGCAAGTTTAATTTCATGTCCGCACGCGGCAACAGGAGACCCGATTGAATTCTGATTTTTGGAACGAGGGCGTGAAATCGATCTTAACGGGACTCGGCAGCATCGGGACGTTATGGGTCGGCGGCCGTATGTGGCGGCAGATTGACCGCAAGCGACAGGCTGAGAGCGTCGGCGACACGATCATCGCGGAGGCTGATGCAGAGAGTCAGGTCCGGTCTATTGGCAACTTTGAACGCCTGGCGACACTGGCTGAAGAACGAGCTGGCCGAGCGGAAGCGCGCGAGTTGCTGGCGATTCAACGTGCCGACCGTGCCGAGGAATTGATGCGCGCGGCACAGCAGCGGGCCGACGATTCAGAGCGCCGCGCCAAGATCGCCGAAGCCGAAGTCGCAGAGCTCAAGGTGCGCATCGAGCGGCTTGAGGAAGCTATCAACAAGGGGGGATCACCGAATGCGTAACGTCACAGATTGGCGCTGGTGGGTTGTCGTTGTTTCGCTGACATCAGGCATGTTGGGCGTACTCGCGGTGGGATTTTTCCTTGGACAGCTAGGCATGTCGTCCGAGCGCTCGGAGTGGCAGACGGAGCGCGCTTCGTACATCAAACGGTTCCCGGAAGTGCGGGCGGAAACGATGCTCGCGTGCCAAAAGCAGTTCGCTGACAAGCTCGAAGATCAGGCGCTTATCAAGGGGATGGTGGGCGACATCCGCACGTACTTGACCGAGCGCGCCACGATCAGCGACAAGCGCAACGCGATCCTGCAGAAGCAAGCTAAGACGGCGGCCGTCGCGTCAGTCGATGCAAAGCATGCCGCCCAGCAGATCGACGAGAAGGTGAGCGCCGCTGTGGTCAAGGTCGATGCCGCGGCGAGTGGCGTCAAGTCGCTAGAGAAGAAGATAGATACAGCCGCATCCGCTCCCGCGCCGTCGACCTCATGGTTCGGCGGGCATCGTCACTGACATTTCATCGAGTCCAACATGCCAATTATCAACCATGCGGTTTCCGCAAATGGCGTCGCTCTGACGATGCAGTTCGAAGGGTGCGATCTCACTTCGTACCCTGATCCGGGGACGCGCGGCGCGCCGTACACATGCGGATACGGGCATACCGGCAAGGATGTCACGAAGGGCATGACCGTCACGCAAGCTCAAGCCGACGCATGGCTAAGGTCGGATCTGAATAGCGCGGCGTCGACGGTGAACGCATGCGTGAAAGTGCCCCTCACTCAGAACCAATTTGATGCGCTATGCGACTTCGTTTTCAACGTGGGCGCGGGGAATTTCATCGCGTCGACGCTCCTGCGCCTGCTGAACGCTGGCAATTACGCCGATGCTGCCGTGCAATTCGACCGTTGGAATCTTGCCGCTGGCAATGTCCTGCAGGGCCTTGTGAAGCGCCGGATCGCTGAGCGTCAGCTTTTCATGAAGCCTGACGGAGCATAGCCGCCTGAAAAACAAAAGGGCGCCCTAAGGCGCCCTGCTCAGTCAACGCCGAAGCGGACTGAGACTCCAAGTCCCTGTCGGGAACGACAGAATTATCACATACGCAACCGCCTCCGGGCGGTATTTTTTCGCCTACTGGAAACGCACGCATGGCATCGAATCTGAAATACAGCGCTGCACTGAAGACATCGCAGCAGACGGCAGTTTCCACCGCAGCGGGAGCATCGGCCGTCCTGACGCTCTACAGCGGCAGTCAGCCTGCATCGCCTGACACCGCCGTCGGCGCTCAAGTGGCTCTCTCGACGCACACGTGCGCGGCAACATTCGGCACCGCTTCGGCTGGCGTGCTCACGGTCGGCGCGATTGGAAACGGTACGGGCACGGCTGGCGCTGGCGCGGGCACCGCGGCAACTTGGTATCGACTGACGACCTCGGGCGGAACGGCACTCGTTGACGGCACGGTCGGCACTTCGGGCTCCGACCTGAACCTCACCGGCACGACGAGCATCGCAACAGGCCAAACGGTGAGCATCACATCGTGGACGCTTTCGAACGCCAACTGATAGCGCGTAATGACCCAAAAAACCGTTACTCTTCCCGCCGGGACAGTGTCCTGGACGGTCCCGCCAGACTGTACCGGGACCGTCGATAGGGTAGGCACGAATGCGGCGGCCGGCGGCGGTGGTGCTGCGCTTGCCGCTGATGCGCACGGCGGCGGTAGTGGCGGATCTGGCGGCTATTCGGAAAGCTTGAATGTCGTTGTCGGCGCTCCCGGAACGGTCATTCCTGTCAACGTAGGATCAAAGGGTACTGGTGGTGCTGTAGGCACGAGCAATGCCGGCACCGCAGGCGGCGATACATGGTTCGGCGCAGCCACGCTCGCGCTGTCTACGGTCGGCGCGTCAGGGGGACAGGGCGGTGCCGGTAGCGGTGGTTCAAGTGCTGCCGGCGGCGCTGGCGGAACAACGTCCAACGCGAAGGGCACGACAAAGCGTGCTGGCGCGGCTGGCGCCGGGTGCGCGTCGGGCGCGGTACTTCCGGGCGGTGGCGCTGGTGCTCCTGGCACGGACGGCGTCGGCGCTGCCGGCAGTGTTGGGAATGGCACAACCTCGGGTGCAGGCGGTGCAGGCGATGCAGGGTCAGGTGGCGCCGGAGGAACTGGATCGACTTCCGGCGTCGGCAAAGCTGGCACATCAAACGCGAAAGGTGCGGGCGGCGGTAGTGGCGGGTGGGACGGGAAGGGCGGTAACGGCGGCACTCCTGGTGCGGGCGGTGGAGGCGGCAACGGTGGCACAGCGAATGCCGCTGGTGGCGATGGCGGCGATGGCTCAATCACTATCCTATACACGCAGATCGTTATCGCCGGTACGAGCGCCAGTACGCAGGCGGCGAATACATCGTCTGCATCTGGCGCTGTTTCAGTTTCAGGCTCGTCGTCGTCCACGCAAGTTGGTGACGTGTCGTCAGCGTCTGGTTCGATCGCCGTCTCAGGATCTGCCGGTTCAACGCAGCAACCGAACACGAGCGCCGCCAGTGGATCGGTAGGGTCGTCTGCCATTACTGGCACAGCATCGTCGACACAAGCGCCAAACACGTCTGCGGCGTCTGGCTCGGTAGGGGTCTCTGGCATCGCGTCATCGCTGCAGGCGGCTAACTCGGCGTCTGCATCAGGCTTGGTACTGATCTCCGGCTCAGGTTCGATCACTCAGCAGAGCAACGTCAGCAGCGCGTCCGGGAAGGCGTCTGTATCCGGCGTTGGGTCATCTACCCAGCAGAAAAACACGAGTGCGGCCGCTGGCTCTGTCGGCATCACCGGATCGGCGGCAAGCATCCAGGCGCCGAACGTGTCGAGCGCATCCGGCGCGATCGGTAACGTCGTGCAGGGAAGCGCGGCGAGCACGCAAAACGCCAACACATCGGCGGCGTCAGGGTCCGTTTCAATTTCGGGCTCCGGCGCGTCGACGCAGGGCAAAAACTCGTCGGCTTCATCAGGGCTCGTGCTGGTCAGCGGATCGGCCGCATCGACGCAGGCCAAGAATGTCAGCGCGGCATCTGGTGCAATCGGCTCTCCGCCGATCACTGGCACGGCTGCGTCGACGCAAGCCGCAAACGTCAGTGCTGCGGCCGGATCGGTAAAGATCACTGGTTCTGCCGCATCTATGCAGGCAGCCAATATCGGCTCTGCGTCGGGCAGCGTTGGCGTCGCCGGTTCTGCAAGTTCAGTTCAGCAGCCAAACGTGTCGTCGGCATCCGGCTCGGTCATTGGCGCGCCGATCACAGGTTATGCGGCAAGCGTTCAGCAGCCGAATGTGAGCGCTGCGTCGGGCCGCGTGATCTCGGCTGTCATCGTTCCGGTGACGATTGCCGTTGCCGGTGACAACCGCGTCTGCAATGTTGGCGCTGAAAGCCGTGTGCGCACTCTCGAGCGCGATGCGCGCGTGATTGCCGTTGGCATTGATGCGCGCGTTTCCGCTGTACCCGCAGACGTTCGCATCATCAAAGTCGCCGCTTAAACCTGGATGCCTCGCCAAGTGCGGGGCGTTCGCATTTGGACTTCCGCATGGCAAACCCGCCACAGTTTCCGTTGCTCTACAAAGATCCGAGCGCGACGCTTGATTTCGGCTTTGATTTGGCGGCTCCTAGGCCAAGTACGGTCTGGCTCGCCACAAACGAGGTAGTCACCAGCGTTACGGTCACAGCGGATACCGGCATCACAGCCGGCGCAGGGACCATCAGTGCTAACTCTTCAGGAGTCGCCGGTAGTCTGCTCTTGTCGATGATCTCGGGCGGCGCCGTTGGCGTCACCTATCTCGTGCACTTCCTTTTCTCGACCAATCAAGGGCGCACCGATACGCGCTCGATCCAAATCTGCGTTGCTCAACGCTGATTCACCACTCAGGAAATATCCATGTCGAAAACTGTCGTCGTCACCATTGAAACCGTCGAAGCAAATTTCCCCGCCGGCACCGTCGCGGCTGGCATCTTGTTCACGCTGTCGGGCGGCGCTGCTCCCGTGCTCGTCACTGCCGCACCGTTCACGGCCAGCTTTGCCGATGTGGCGGATGGTTCGTACACGGTAACAGCCCAAGCTGTGGCAGCCGATAACTCGGCGATCGGAGCAGGCGCTTCGTCGGCTGAGTTCGTGATTGCGAGCGATGTGTCGATCGCGATCCCAAGCGTTGTCACGGTGTCGATCCAGTAATGCGCAAGGCACTTCGGCGTTGCTGGTTCTTTCGATGGCACTGCCGGCGGAAACCGGCGATCGTCAAAGTGCCTGCCTCCTTCCACATCAGGATCATCGGCAAATGAATATCTATCTCAAAGTGGCTTGCTATGCGGCGCTGATGGCCGTATGGGGCACGTTTGCCTTCTTCGGCAAAACAAGCGTCGAAGGCTTCGTGGCCGCGATCACTGCCGCGCTTGCTGCGCTGGCTGCGATTCACGCGTCATCAAGCGGCGCATCGGATCAGGCCGCCGCGTCTGTTGCTCCTGCGGCTCCTGCGGCGCCTGCCGCGCCGCAACCGGCCGCGCCCGCGCCGACCGTCATCGTCCAATCGTGATCCGCGCCGCGCTGGTCCTGCTGGCCGCGTCGCTCGGCGGGTGCGCTATGTACAGCATCACGCCGTTCTATGACGCCGGTGCGCAGAAGGTCATTTGCTGCCGCGCATATGCGTGGTCTGCGAAAGACGCCGCGACCGTGAATTTCTTTGCCACCGAGACGAATGGAATTTACGTCATCCATTTCGTTGAGACGGGCGTCAACGCATCGACGCCGATAGCATCCGCCGCAATTGCCGCTTCCGACGTAGCAGGCGCAGTCACCGCTTCGGCTCTCGCAGCCGCCAAGTTCGCCCCCTAGATCTCAGGACATCCCCATGAAATCTCTGTTCATCGCCGCACTCGCGGCTGTTTGCGTTGCCTTCGCCGGTTGCGCCACTTCGCCTGCTGTTGCTCCCTCCGATACGCCTGCCGTACAGCTCACCCCGGAGCAGATCGCCACGCAGAAAGTGATCGTGCTAGCGACGAAGGTCAGCAAGCAGTGCACGGTCATCCAGCCATTTCTGCTGAGCCTTTCCGCCGCGCAGAGCCAACTGTCCGACCAAGCTATTACTTACGTCGTGACGGCATCCAAATACACCGCGCAAGGTTGTTCGGCTGCGGTCGCGTATTTGGCGTCTCCGTCCGGGACCGGTACGCTTTCGCTGGCTGAAGTGTCGACCATGGTGAATTCAGGCGTTCCGGCACTGATCAAAGCCGTCGATGCGTCGAGCACGATGAACAAAGACGAGAAAGCGGCAGCGGAGATTGCGATCACTGCCGCGCAACTCGCCATTTCGACCGCGCTGGCGAACGCGCAATGAGTCGCTTCGTCACGCGGCTGATTCTGGGCGCGGCCGACGAGCGGGACGACGGCAAGTGGATTGTGATGCAGGATCTGGAATACGAATCGGATGTTGCCGGGCAGACGTTCATCGTGCCGGCCGGGTTCGCCACAGATCTCGCATCGGTCCCTCGCTTGCCGATCGTCTACCTGCTCACGGGCGGGAAGGCGAACTCGGCGGCCGTCGTCCATGACTGGATATACACAAATAAGATGGTCCCGCGCGCCGTGGCTGACGCCGTCCTGCGCGAGGCGTCATATGTGACGTACGTCGATCACTGGCGCGCAGATCTTATGTGGGCTGGCGTGAGAGTTTTTGGCTCGTCACACTGGAAGTAACGCAACATCCCGCAGCGCCGCCTCAAACATCCCCCGCACTTCCTCCCACTCATCGTGCCACGGCGTCACCGTCTCGACCTTGCCGCAATGCAACTCAGAGATGTTGATCCGCCGAAGGCACGAATGCAGCCGGTACATGGGCGAGTCCTCGCCTAAATCCCAATCCGAATACGCTTTACCCCGGAACTCCACCACTACGCCATCATCACGCGTCGCGACAATTACACCGTCGGCGCCGCAGCGGGGCATGTAGAGGTGGATGGACGGCATCAGGTAATCGTTAAAGCCACTGCGCCAAGATAGCCTGAAACCGCGCATCGTCCTCCGGTTTCATCGCGCCAGCCTCGGTCGCAAGGCGTCGCCAGTTCTCATAGACCTGCCGCGCGGTGCCGCGGATTCCCTCGCGCGGCGCTGACCCTGCCGGGTGGCTGGCAGCCAAATCCATGTACGCCTGAAGCTTTTCGGCTAAGCCGTTCGTCGCCTGCTCATAGTCGTAATAGAGCGGCTGGGTGTGATCGTAGAACGGCATGTTCATAACCCCTCTTTAAGTCATTGATTCTATTACATCGCGATCTGCTGTTTTATGGTGTTTATGGAGTCGCTCGAATAGGCATCAAACCCAATGCCAGCAAGGCTTTGCTAGAAATTTATGGGCATACCGTTTCGATTCGCGCCATCGGCCTGAAACCCTTATTCAGCATAGGGTGTTCAGAATTTGTCATTTAATTCGAGCAGAACTACGCACCGGTGATACGGACTTTGACCGGCTCTAATCCGCGCGAATCCGCATACAAAGCAGCGGTAGCGTCTGACTTGTGGCCGAGCAATGCCTTGGTATCGATAGACCCCTGTTCAAGGTAGAGGCGCTTGGACAGGCTGCGTATTTCGTGGAATGTCGGGGCTTCTGCATCGGTGATTCCAGCAAGCTTTCTGGCTTCTCTGAATTTATCGGATATGGATTTTGTTTTCACCTTCGCGCCCTTCGGTACGGCATTGTTGTGATTGACGTGATGGACCAGGTACTTGCTTACGACCCCGGTTGAGCGGCATCGCGCAATTACGTCCGCGAGAGACATTCCGATGGCGTCCAGGCGAATCTCAAGCGGAATCGCAACCTTCGCCCCTGTCTTGCCGCGCGTGAGCACCGCATATCCATCCGTCTGAAAAGACCTCTCCCATGTGGCTATAGTGGACAAGTCCTGAGCAGATACGATCGCTAGCAGCATCGCATTCTGGAGATAAGGTGCGACCTCCGGTGCTTTCTTGAACGTAGCCTTAAATTCCTCGATCGTCATGCGGCGACGCTGCACTTTGACGTGCGCGCGCTCGGTATCCTCCGCGGGATTCTCTTTCATCCAGCCGAGCGATTTGCCGCGCCGGCAGATCATCTTGAGCCGACTCCGGATCTGAATAGCCCACTGAGAATTCCCTTTATCCACGATCTTTTCCAGCATGTCTGCGATGTGCTTCGTCGTCAGGTCCATGCAGGCGATCGCGCCCAATTCCGTCGCAATCACGCGGTCCCGGTACTTGTACGAGTCCAAGGTCGATTTCTTCCGCGCGCCGTCCGGCATCCGTTTAATCAGGTCGGCGATCGTCTCCCGTGGTTCTTCCAGGCGATCGGCTAAAGAACGCGTGCGCTTGCTGTTTTCAACGACCAGATTTGCTTCGTGTGCCTCATGAATCGCTTGAGCGACCGGAATGCGGCCGAGGATATGCGTCTTGCTGTCGCGCGGGTCGAGCCAAACAAAATAACCTGGACGTGGCTCATGCAGGTGCGGCGGCCAATGAGCGCGCTTTCTAAGCCTTGGGCGTGCGGCCATGATTACCTTGGTATGCGCTGAGCGAGGGTGGGGCGAAGGTTCGCGTCTTGGAACGTGGCGTTTTCATCGACATAGTAAGCCCGACCGACCTTTACAGGCGCCGGCCAGATCTTTCCTTGGTGGATCCAGTTTCGCGCTGTCACGATATGCGGCGGCGGATCGAACTCGCGCGCGAGCCATGCATCAAATCTGATTTTCATGCTCCACCCCAAGATAAATACGACTGACTCTCAAAAATTCTGGTACGCGCGTCATGCTGGCGTCCGCTTAAACTCGATAACCCACACCCAAGGGTTGGTATCCCAGCCATAGCCCCGCGCAGCATTGAGGCTGTCCCATAGGCTTTCGTATTGGCGTTGTGGCCACCGAAGGCGCCGGGCGGTCTGCTCCGGCGTTTCGTCGCTTCTGTCATCAGGGCACGTCGCGGCGTGGTCGTGAATCCCTTCCGAAATTGCGTCCTCGTAGCTGATGCCCTGCAATTGCTCCACGCGCACGCCGGTGACTTCGAGCGTGATGCGCGACGCCCAGCGCGGCATGTGGATGGATGGCTTCCACGATCCATAGGCGTATTCGTCTGGCGTAAAGCCCGTCTGCTCTGTAAACCACATCATCGTGCTGCCTCTTTTCGGGCTCATCGTTACTTCGGTACATGTGAGCGAACGTCTCGCGCACATACAGCCGATCACCCGGTTGCCCATGCGGACTGATTAAAGAGTCGCCAGTCCTCGTATGCCAGATCGCGCCCTGAAGCGGCACGGTCTTGCCGTCCTTCGTCCGGCCACCGCTCTCTCCGCCGATCGTGGTCGGTTCCCACTTGCCGAGCCGGTTGTTATGCGGAAGCTTCACGACACGCCGCGTCTGCGTCTTACTTCCATCGAGCAGCGCACGCACCATCGCGCCACTGAATAAAATGGGCCGTTCTTTCACGCTCCACCTCCATCCAAAGCCGCCTTAGCCCGTGCCATCAGCAGCGCATTTTTCAAATCCATCTCATACTCCCTTATCTAGCGCGGTGGTCACTTCGGGGAGGCAAGCGCAAGATGCTTTTTCACGTAAGCCATCGCCTCGGCTTTTGCATCCTGTTCCGACTCGCCTGTGAACCCGCAGGTATTGTTATAGGGAATGCCGCCGCCGCTTGCCACCCAATACCATCCTGTTTTGCCGGTGTGCCGGGTACTGTGGGCGTAGACCGATGCAAACTCTGTCTCACCGTCCCACAGTTTGCTAGAGCGCGGGCCAGCACATACCGAGCGCAATCCGGTTTCAGCGGGTTCTTTCTTCCATCTCAAAGCCATCACATCTCCCCGTTAAATATCGCTTACATCGCCTGCTGGTTTCTCGGGCGGTGCTGACTTCAGGGCACGGATCATCGCCGCGAGATAGCTGGCCGTCTGCTTGCGATCCATGGTCTTAAAGCCATTCTCAGCCTCATGACAAACCGCCGCGCACTCCTCGATGACCGCATCCCGCGCTTGGGAAATATGGTCCGCTGGCGTGGCGCGGGTGGCGTAGACGATGCGCGTTTCAAAGATCATCGGCTTGTTGCGCATGTGAGCGAAAGCGTCTTCGCTGAAATCGGCCCATGCTTGATAGCCTATTGGTCGGCCCTGATAGATCGCCACCGGTTGCGCATCATCTGCCGACTGACAAATCGGCGCGTTCAACTGTTCACGGGTTACGGTGCGCTCCCGCTCAAGCTGCGCAATTGATTCTTTGGATGCAGCTACTGATTTTTCAATATCGGCCAACAGCTTTGGGTCGGTCTTGAGAGCGTCCAGTATTTCGTAGTAGGGCTTGTAGGGGGCATCATCTGCGCCCTGCGTGCGAGTAGTGGCGGCAAGTTCGGCGCGAGCCTGCCAGCCATCCCACATGTCATCGGTATATGTGTTCACATAGCCGTCGCCTTTTCGTGCATGACTGATAAGGCGTGCATTGCACCAGTATTCGAAAGATTCGCGCTCAGTCATTTTGTCGCTCCGTTCGCTTGCAGGAGGGCACGGCAAAGTTTCACCATGTCTCGCCCCTCAATCCGGCACTCTCCGTCGATCCAAGAGCAGGCGTCGAACTCGTCAACGATGGCGCTGATCTGCTCATCCGTCAGAACGCTAGGGGCGGGATTGGCTTGCGGTGCGGCGTGGTTAGGCAAAATCCCCCAGAACTTCTTTCCGAGCGCGACCCGCATGTGCGGCTCTTCGGGGCAATCTTCAGGGCTGTTGGGCCGCAGGATTAGAAACGCCTCATCAAGCAACGATTTAACGATAACGCCCGTGTGAAAAGCTCCTTGCTTGACCGCCACCGGCACGCTACTCGCGCTCGGCGAAGGGGCGGCGATCTGCATCGCGGTAAAGACGCGGGTTACGTCTGCTATGTACCCTTCCATCAGCTTAGGGCTGTAGTCTTCGAGTTCAGACGCGGTGCATTGGACAAGAGCCATCAAGCCAGCGTTGAGCATCTTTTCGGTGATCGCTACGGGCTCGCCTGCCGCCTGAGCAATCGGAGTGCGGGGTGTGGGGGTGGTGGTCATGGTTTATTCCTTATGCGTTGAGCGTTTCTTCGACGAGCTGAATGCGGCGACCGATCCAGTTCATGACAGGTACGGCCATGCTGTTACCGAGCGCTTTGTATCGCGGGCCATCGGCGGCCGGCTTGTTGCGGGACGTCACCAACGTGTAGTCGTCGGGGAAGCCTTGGAGGCGCTCGCACTCGCGGGGCGTCAGTCGGCGGACTGCTGATTGTTGGATTGTGTGGGGCAATGCATTTGGGCAAAGACCGCGATCAGATCCCATTCCGCCCGCCTGCACGCTCATCGCAACATCACCAACTGCGCCGTTACGCAAGTCGTACGCCACCGGCACGAGCGGCGTACCGCGTCCAGTGCCATCCTCGCTCGCATCAAAGCCCTCGCCGCGCAACGAATGCGCAACGAGCAACGTCTCCGTCTCCGCATCAATTCTCTGATTGCTTGTGGTGAGCGCGCGAGCAATTTGGGGGATCAGGCCACCATCACACTCGAAATCGGTGCCGAGTCCGCCACCGCCTTTAGTGCGTGCGCTAAGGGTAGGGGCAATTCCTTTCCTCGCTTCGCGGCGCGGCGTAGGATGCCCGAGCAGGCTCTCGCGCTCAAAAAGTACTGCGGCGGCAGCTCGCCAGTCTCCAAGATGTCCGACAACGAACACACGGCGGCGTCGCTGGGCCACTCCGAAGTACTGAGCGTCAAGAATCCGGTAGGCGAACCCATACCCGAGTTCTGCCAGCCCTCCGAGGAGGGCGCCAAAATCCCGTCCTCCGTTTGATGACAGGACGCCGGGGACGTTTTCCCAGACCAGCCAGCGGGGAGAGAATCGTGCAGCAATGGCAAGATAGGTAAGCATGAGGTTGCCACGCGGGTCAGCCAATCCCTTGCGGAGTCCGGCGACGCTAAAGGACTGGCAGGGAGTTCCGCCGACGAGAAGATCGATAGCTGCATCAGGCCATTCCTTGAATTTCGTCATGTCGCCGAGATTCGGCACTTCGGGATAGTGGTGAGCCAGCACGGCAGACGGGAACGGCTCGATCTCGCTGAGCCATTGCGCTTCCCAGCCGAGCGACGACCAGGCGCAACTCGCCGCTTCGATCCCGCTGCACACCGATCCATATTTCAACGTCATTCCCCGTTCCTCGTTATCTGTCCATCGCCGATCCGCAGCGTGACTTCAAGTCCTGATCTCGCAGCGATAAGCCGCATTACTGCATCAACTAGCGCGTGCGTCATGCACTCTTCGCCGGCGCGCGTGTAATCAGGTAACCATTCGCTAGGTACGAAATTTCCTGATCCAGATCGACGGCCACCATTCGCGCTGTGGTACTGAGCACTTCAAGCGCGAGCTCGGCGGTCTTGTAGGCTGCTAGGTCGTACTTTGTCAGGGCCTTTTCGACTGCAGAGCGCTCGTGGTTCATGACCTAGTAATCCCCTGAAATCAATTGAGCGCCGATCTCGCGCAAAAACCTTCCCATATCTTCGCAGTGACGCAAACCAAGTGCGCACATGAACGCCTGAGCGGTTCGCGACATAGCTATAACTCGAAGTCGCGATCGCCAATCGTGCCGCCGCGCACTAATAAGCAGGCCATGATGGCCGCTGCCCCCGTAAGTAGTGCTACCCATATCCACATGATCGTATCCCCTGATCGCTGGTTTGTAGTGATACCGCCAATGAAGCTAGGATAGCGTCAAGGTATCCGTTCAGTCAAGCGCTATTTGCGCGTTGTCATGCACAGCGCTCGGAATCGCGCGTTCTTGGCGTCGAAGCCGGTCAGGTTCGACTTCATCCAGGCTGGCGTTTCCGCTGCTTGCGTCTTGCTGGCAATGGCGTCGCGCAGGGCTGCGCCTTCGAGCAGCGAGAACTTGATATGCGGTCGCAGCACCTGGCGCCAGACGACGCCTTTCTCGACGAGCTGGCGCAGCGTATCGTGGACCGACGTGCGCGGCCGGCCGAACATGAGATCGCATACCTCGTTCTGCGTGTACTCGACACCGGGCGTCATCGCTAAGGCGAGTTCGGCGCAGGTCACGGTTTCCTTCTGCGTGCTGTTTAGCGTGTTGTTCATGCGACGACCTGTAGCAATCCGCGCTCGATAAGCGCGATGTATGTGAGCAAAACCATCTGATCCTCGAAATCTCGACGATCCGCCTTGAGCATCTTTCCGCCCTGATCAAGCGAGCCATGACAGGTGGTGCAAAGCGCCGCAATGCGTGCATCGCTCGATTTGATTGCCATCCCTTTGCCCTGATTCGCGTGCGCCGCTTGGGTCGCGCCTTCCTTCCCGCAGTTGACGCATGGAAGCGTGGCGACCGCGCGGCGCAGCTTTTCACTGCGAAACGTGGATGGCTTCGGGAAGCCAACTAAGCGCGCGGTCATCGCGCCCCCTGCATGAGTGCCGCAAACACGTTCGGCGGCCCTTGCTGCACTCGCTTGCGGGTACGGTACAGCGCGGCAAACTTGCGATAGTGGCGAGCTTGCGCTGAGCCGCGAGGCTCACGTCCCGGCTTGAGTCTGTCGCTCCCTTTGCCGGCTTTGAATATCGCGGCATCGTCGCCGCCAGTGCCGATCTTCTTCTGCCATCCGCAGATGAATATCTTCTGCTCGGCGCGAAGTTTTGCGATGTGGTGGCGCACGGTACGCTCGGAGCGCTCAATGTCGGGAACGATCTCCATGATCGTCATACCGACGGTCAGCATGGCGAGGATGCGATCGCGCGTGTCGTTCGTGTTCATGGTGCTAACTCCGCGTAACCTGGCGGTGCGCTCAACGGTATGTCGTTGCTCACCAGCCATGCAGTGATGTACTCGATCAGGCTGTTCATGCGGCGCACGCCCATCTTTGCCGACGACTCGCGGATATTGCAGAACTCGCCTTCAATGCCGGGAATCATCTCGGCGCCAATGCCGGTCGCGATCGCATGGCCGCTGATGAATAGCGTTTTCCATTGCGCGGCTGTCAACTTTCGGCCATGGAACGTTGCCTGTTTTGCAGCGATGCCAAACAGGTGGTGGAGCAGGGCGTTTTGCGGCAAACTGCGCGTCTGCTCTTGCAGGACAAGCACGTGACCATCGGGCCGGTTGTGCACAGCCTCAGCGGCGAATCGGCGGTTGTTCGCGTTGAGGAAAATCGTTAACTTATCGCTCATGCCGCGGCCATCTGGTGCTGAGCCACGATCGCGACACCAAGCGCCGGCCACGCATGCGACGAGACGCCGAACAGCGGGCCCGGCTGGCTCTTGATGCCAATCTGCGGGGTCTTTCCGCCACCAGTCGCCGGGAAGAGATCGATCAGCGCTTGGCGAATGTTTGCGTCCTTCGCCTTAGTCGTGCCGCAAAGGTGCAGCTTCACATCCTTGCGGTAGACCAAGCGCACAGCGTCTGGCGTAGGCCACGCCTGTTTAAAGCGGCCTATCCACACGCAAGTCTCGAATACTTCTCGGCCCACGGCCATGCCGTAGCTGGCAATCATTTCTATAGCCAAAAATCGGATTGGTGTGCCGACATCGGGTTTTGCGAGCATTTCCACCAATTCATCATTCGGCATCACACCGCAATCCTGGATAAAGCCGTCGTCAAGGATGCACCAGCCGCTCTGCGTCGTTCCCGGGTCAATCGCTAAAATCATGCGGATTTCTCACTTTCCATAAAGCGCCAAAGTTCACGTTTCGCGATCTGCGCCGCCTGCTCGCCATGCCGCGTCTTGACGCCTTCGACCAGTTGCTGCGCGAGGGCGTAGCTACCGCGCCTACCATCGCGCACGGCTGCCATGAAGGACGCTAAGCACTCGGCGGCTGTCCTCAGAACGGTATTTCGTCGAGTTCGAGCGCAGACGGGGTCTCGACTGGCGGTGCAAACGTCATGCGCTTGTAGATGCCACGCGTCTTGATGATGTCGTCGGCGCAGTAATCGGCGACGTCTGCGATGCGCCCTTCGCGCACGGCCGCCCACACCTTGCTGCCGTCCATATCACCCTTGCCGCCGAGACCGAGCACGCTGGACAGCTTGTCGAGCGATACGGAGTCGCGAGTCCCGGACCACTGCACCATCGTGTCGAATACCTTCTGGTCGTCCCACGGCTTGGCCGAGAATGGGATGAAGGGCGTCGGCTTCACGCCGAGCATGACGGCGCGCTGAAACAGGAAACGGAAGTCGAAATTGATCATGTTGTGGCCGACGAATATCGGGCGGTCGCCGAGATTCTTTGAGCAGGCGTCGTGGATGATGTCGAACGCCTCGCGCAGCACGTCGGCTTCGCGGTCGAGCCAATCCGCCGGCGACCACACGGTGATCGGTGCTTCATCGTTGAACGCCAAGCCGATGACAGCGATGTGACCGAGCGCGCCGTCGAAGCTTGTCTTGAGCCATGCGTCCTCGACAAGACCCGGCTTCTTGTCGCTCTCCCACGCTGCGATCGTCTCCGCTTTGCTGATGTTGCCGGGGCATGTGATGCCAGCAGCGATCAGTTCGCGCACGCCCGGCAACTGCGAGGGGCAGGTCTCGATGTCCAGATAGATTTCCATGATTTCCATTCCTCTAGTTCGACCCGGCGCTATGCGTGCTCCGGTATCCGTTCATCAATAATAACGCATACGGATACATTGTGGGTATCCGGCGCGAAGAAAATTTCACTCGGCGCGGGAGTGGGGCGTCATGAACAGGAGCACGTTAAACGCGTCCATCACGCGCAGCTCGCCAACGGCATCAACGGCGGCTTGGGCGGCATCCATCGACTCGAACGCTGGTGCCACTGTGCCGCCGCAGAACTCGACGCGCGCCTCGTACTCGATCTCGTTGAGCACGTGCTGATAGCCGACGTGCCACGATACGGTGATGCCGTCCGGCGTCTTGATGCCTGGCTGACGACGCAGGTCCATCATCGTGTCGAACGCGGCCCGGTAGGCGCGGTGCTGGTGCAGGTTGCCGGCCACGATGCCAAGCGGCTTCGCTTTCTGTTCTTGGATCGCGCGGATCTTCACAATGTCGCGCTTGATCGACAGGGCGAGAGTGCGGCGCGCAATTTCGATCTCGTCGGCGCGGATGTCCAAGCGCAGATCGTCAAGCGGTACTTCGGTTACGGGCATAGCCTGCAGACGTGCGGCCGATTCCGATAAGTCGATAAAAGTGCGTGCGTTCATGATCAATTCCCCTTGGGTTCATTTGCGAGACCGCGCCATTCGAAGCCGCCACTCTGGATGGCTACGTTGCTGCGGTGATCCTTGCACGACTCGGCGCCGTGCGGCGTTTGTGCTGTCTTGCTCCAACGTTTCCCTGTCCACCACGAGTACCACACCACGAGTTGCTTTCCATTCGGTTTGACGCGGACCTGATACGCGCCGATGTGATGCGGCTTGGTAGTCCTGTCAAACCATTCGGTTAATGCATCCATGCTGGTCTCCCCGCGCGTCGCCAGTCGATACCGGCGACGCTGTTGTTTGATTACCAAGGAATATCGTCGTCCATGTCTTCGAAGCCACTTGCTGCCTGCGGCTGTTTCCCCGCTGGCTGGTTTGCAGCAGGGCGCGCGAGGGGCTTCTGAGTCGACGGTGCCGTGCCATCCGACCGGCTGCCGAGCATCTTCATCTGGTCCGCGATGATCTCGGTCGAGTACTTCTCGACGCCTTCCTTGTCGGTCCATTTGCGCGTTCGAATGCGCCCCTCGATGTAGCAGGACGATCCTTTTTTCAGGTACTCGTTTGCGATTTCTGCTACACGACCGAAAAACGAAATGCGGTGGTATTCAGTTACCTCCTTCATCTCGCCGCTGGCCTTATCCTTGTATCGCTCAGACGTAGCAAGGCGGGCGTTGGAGACAGCATCGCCACTGGGGAGATAGCGGGTTTCTGGGTCAGCGACCAAATTGCCAATCAAAATTACGCGGTTAACGGATGCCATTACGCTGCCTTTTTGAGTTCTTGCATGCGGTTATTGAAAACTTCACGAACAGCGGATCTCTGATCATTCGTCAGCCCGTTCATGATCTTGACCAACTCAGAGGTATCACGCGCGGCCTTCATCTGTTCAGCCATCGCTACGTCTGCAGGTGATTGCGGGATTTCTGGTTCTGGCTGTGCTTGACGTGCCTGCGCAGTTGGCTTCTGCTGTATGCACGATCCTGCATTGCCGTCATCGTCAGCCTGATAAAGCCCGGTGATGGCCGAGAGGGAATAGCGGCGCAGGTAGGTGAGCGTCGAGCCGAATCCTTGCGGGTCTTGCTTGGGAAGCGGGGCAACGGCCGTGTCTTCCATCCATTGCCCCGACTCGTGCATGAGGCGCGTCGTCAGGTGGAGCTTGCCGTCGTCGGATGGCGAGGGCGATTGCAGGAACACAATGCCAGCGTCATTCAGAGGTCCTTTGATTGCGTCGATGACAGATTCAAGATCCGCATACGAGTTCTTAAAATGCGGATTCTTCGAGTCCTTCGCCGCGAATTTGATTGCCTGTTGCGCCTTCAACAGCGCGGATGCCAGCTTGTCGACGTTCTCGCTCGTTTTCATGGTGCTTCTCCCGTAGATAAAAGTGGTGGTGCTGCTGCTCTTCTTCCTGCTGTTGCTGTTCCTCGTCCTGCACCTGTTGCCAAAACTCAGCGCCCGACATGGCTGATCTCGTCGATCTCGTCACGCACGACTCGCGCACGGTTGACCAGCAATTGCAGCCAGCCGTCTTTCGCCGCTTCCGGGAACATCTCCACGAATCGCGGCCATTCCAGATCCAGCTCGCGCAAGATCGCGTACATGTCCGGCACCTTCTGCGCGACCTTCACCTGGCGATGCAATTTCAGGACGGTCGCGACGTCCGTCACCTTCTCTTCGCCGGCCTTCTTCAGATCGACCATGAACACGTCGACCGGGATTTGCTGCGCTACTTCGCGTACTGTCAAGGTATCCGGCATGGGCGTGCTTTTCCGTGCTGCGGGCAGTTGCTTGGGTGTGAAGCGGCTGCGGAGGATCGAGATGACTTGCGGAGCGGTCGTCATGTTAGCAGCCCAACCGGAAATCACGCACGCCAGACTGGATAAGGCGGTTAGCCACTTCCAGACGCAGCTTTTCCGTCAGGGCGCCCGCGCCACCTTGCGCCAAGCGGTTCAATTCGATCAGGTCTGCGGCTAAGGTGCTCATGTCGATCTCCGGTTGTGGTGTGTGCTGCCTTGAGATGAAGGATAGCTGCACGGTATCGGTTACGCAAGCTAAATTTGCATCTATTTCGTGCGGCACGCCACACTAGATCCCGTACCGTCGCTCAAGTTGATGGTCCGCTTCGCTCTGGTGCTCGGCGCTGCGCGGTGCCGGCTTGTGCGTGTCGCAATACTCGCGGCCTTCGTGCTGCCAATGCGCCTTCACACGCGGTCCGAGCTGGCGACACACGCAGCAATAGCACCAGCCGCCGCGCTCGACCATGGCCTTAGATATGCGCTTCATGACTGGCTCCACGTGCTCACAGCAATGGATACGACAGGATGCGAACAGCCGGCAATCCATAACTGGATCGACTCGCCAGCATTGAGCAATGCTAGTTCGTCGGGCGTCGGCTCCCATGCTGAAACCATGAAAGGTCCGTGCTCCGTCTCAACGTCCAGGATCGGCAGCACGTTGCACTTCGAAATGTCGCCATCCCAATCTGCTGGCGCGCCAAGGTTGCGGGTCGCACCTTCTATTCTGCGGATCAGCATGCTGCTCTCCTAATCGCCATGCACAGGTTCGCGTGTCTCCTGATCGCGCTCTCGTACCCGACGAGGCATTCTGTCAGCCGCATGTCGCGATACGGCTTGCCGACCGGCTCGGGCTCTGATGTGAAGTAGACGTACATGGACCGTGACGCGTCTCCGTCGCCCTCTGCATACTCGCGGATGCGCTTCACTTCGCCGGTCTCCATCAAGTCGCCCAATGCGCCACGTACAGCGGTCGGATGCGATACGCCGAACTTGGACATGAGCTGCACAATGGTCAGGCGCTTACCGCCGTCGAGCACGCGCAAAATGTCCGATGTGGTGATGTGGATGCGGCTCATGCTGGCTCCTCGAACGCGTTGTAATCGACGCTGTAGTCGAAGGTGATCACGAAGCGCTTTACTTCGCTCGATCCCGGCGCGCGGACGAGAACTGTGCGCTCGTGTGGGCCTTCGCCGCCGTTGTCGTCGCAGTCCTCGGCATACTTCGCCGCCGCGTCCTCTTCGTCATGCTCGCGCACGATCTGCCAGTCGTCGTCATCGCAATCTACCGCGTCGCGCACCTCCCATTCGGGTGGGCAGGCGTGATATTTGGATAGCCCTTCATATCTTCCGCACGTCGCGCAATAGCTCATGCTGCACCTGTTGCTTTGGCGATGACAGCCTGCGCTTCTGCGATGCTGAGGCTGCCGTAGTACTGGCCGGCATCTACCGGGCTATGTCCGCAATCCATCGGGTTAGAGTGCCCTTCCATCGGATCGCCGCAGCAGCAAACGCCATCGTGCAAATCGGCATGCTCAAGTGTTGCAAGGAGATTCCCGAGCGCGACTAGCAATTCAGGAGCGGCGGCGATCAGGCGGGCATCGTCATCGCTTATCACCAGTTCATCGTATGAGGTGGTGACGACCATTTCCCCGTTCGGCCCGGCGATACCTTTTGAATCTGAAAGGTACAGCGTATATACACACGGGTCGTCTCCTTGCGGCCCAGGATGCATGATGCCGGCGTGACTCGGTTTTTTGCACATGCCTGACCAGTTGCCAACGCTCCACGGTCCTTTTGTATGGCTCATGCTGCCACCTCGACTTGATCCCACGCGTGCATGTTGAGCCAATTCAGCGCGGTGACCTGATCGACGACATACGCGTTGGCAATGATGGTGATGATGTCGCTTGCGTCGGGCCCGTTGTTGACAAAATCTTGGCGTTCGCGGCGCGCTTGCTCGGCTGCCTCGGCTTGTTTCGCCGCCAGGATGCGCGCTTGCTCTGCTGCAAACTCGGCGTCGATCGAGCGCTGACGTTCTGCGGCTTCGTCGGCAATGCGCTGGCGGTCCGCGTTGAGCGCGTCCTGAGCGATGCGCAATGCCTCGCGGTCGTCAGCCATGCGGCGTTCGTGGGCGTCACGCTCGGCAGCCATTGCCTCGTCTGCCTTGCGCTTCGTCTCACGATCAGCGGCTTCCTGTGCCTCGCGTGCGGCCCGGTCCTTGGCGGCCTGCTCTGCACGCTCGGCGGCGGCGACACGCTCACGTTCGGCTGCTTCCTCGCGTAGACGGGCGAGTTCGGCGCGCTGAGCGGCTTCCTGCGCTGCCCGTGCTTCGCTGGCAATCCGATCTTGCTCGGCGCGTTCAGCAGCCGCGATGCGTGCCTGCTCCGCGTGCTCAGCCTGAAGGCGAGCCAGTTCGGCGCGTTCATCCGCCAACTTCTGCGCTTCCTCGGCACGCTGCACAGCGTTCGCGTGCAACGTCTTCAGAGCGGCGATGGTGTCGATCTTGACGCTGTGCGCTTCGTTGACCAACTCGGCAAACTCGGCTTCAGTCGCTTCGAACGCATCCAGGTCGTCGAGCGCGATCTTGATCTCGTCGGCAGAGCGATTGTGGAAGTCGACCGGCAGCGAACGCAGTTGGTTGATCTTGTGGTTGATCGCTGCGACGCGCTCGGCTTCGGCGTTCAGGATGGCGACTCGCTCGGCTTCGCGTGCGGCATCCCACGCGTCGCGCAACGTTTTGAGGCGTTCTTCTTCGTCCACAATGAGACCGACAAGCCGATTTTCTTCGGCGATGACCGCTTTCGAAAACTTGGTCGCATCCTCGCGCGATTCCTTGCCGACAGCCGTGATAGCCGTGCGCCGGTTCTTCAGAGCCATGTATGCGCTATGGCATTGCGTGCGGCCGTCCGCATTCTTGATCGCCAGGATCGTGGCCGACTGCGCGACCAGATCCTGCAGCACCTTTTCGTTCGCTACGCCGCTAAGCGCCTTGACTGCACGCTCGATTACAGTCAATTCCGTGCTCTCAGCCATTTCGTTCCCCTTGTCGTGTGGTATCGCTTCAGACTTAAAGATACCGCATAGGTATCCGTAAAGCAAGCGAAGATTTCACGATTCTTCGAACGGCACCCAATGTTTCCGAGCGAACACAGGCCGTAACGTCTGCATCGCCGTGTCGCGCAGCATGGCGACGGCTGGCGCGATCTTGGCGGCCACGCGGGAAACGGTCGCCTGGTTGACGCCGCATTCCTTGGCGAGCTGCGATTGGCTGGGCGAGTAGCGTTCGCCGAACACAAATTCTCGCATCAGCACCATCCGCACCAGATGCGAGTTGGAGTTGGCCCCGGCGAACGTGACGGCAAGGTATTCGATACCCGCGCGCCGCTCGCCGCGTTCCCCGCCGAATGACGCGTCGAGCACGGCCCGCTGGTTGGGCGTGAGCAAATCAGCGATCACCGTCAGGATGGATCCGGCCTGAGCTTTCCGCTCATTCACGCTCAGGACCGTGCCGCTACTATCGGCGCCAGTGAACTCCTTGATCTCGCCTATTCGGACGCCGGGGCACGCGCGCCAGAGGAATGCGTACGACAGGCAGCTCTCCATGGTCCTGAATAGATGTACGCGCTGCAGCGCTTCTTCATTGGCCGCAACAGAGCGCAGATGAAGTCCTGATCGCTCAGCGTAATCTTGCCCACTTCGTAAACACAGCCCTTGCATGTGATCTCCTCGCGTGCAATCAAAACGGTAAGCGGGTCGCCGAACTCGGCGCGTTCTAGGTTGGGCGCGTCGAGCAGCGCGGCTTTACTTGGGCGCGTCACTGGCCGGCGCTGCTTTGAGCGTCTTGACGGTCTTGCCAGTGAGCGGATCGACCTTTGTACCCGGCTCGGTCACAAGGCCGGCTTCGACGAGGGTATTCGCCCGGCCGCACACGCTGGCGAGCCTCATGCCGGTAACCGCATGGATGTCATAGCGCGAGAACTCGCGTTCCGGGAACGTGCGTAATAGGTCGAGGATGATCGCGCACTGCTTCGACATGGTGCCGTCGACGACAATGTCCGCGTAGGCGAGCATGCTGGTGTGGGCCGTCATGTGGGTGCCCTCGGATGCGCGGAGCAGAACTCTGCCATGCTTCTGTAGGTGCGCTTCTCGCCGTAATAGACGTAGACTTCTTTCGCTGATCCATCAAAGGCGCATGCAGCGAGGTCGCGGTTGACGCCATCTGCTCCGGCTATGCCGTTGTAATAAGGCGCGAAAGCTGCGGTCAGCAGTGGCGTACTCAGCGCAGCGCGCAGCCTGCGGACCTCGTCAATTAGCGCGACCATTCCTTCTGGATCCATCACGTGCAACGCAAACTTCACACGATCGCCAACGTCGCCGCTTGCAGCTGAACGCGCTAATTGTTCTAATGTGTCGAGATCGATCATGCTGCTTTCTCCGTCAGACCGCGCCACTTGTCGCCAGCTGCATCAGTCATGCACGCCCAAACCTGCCCCATGGGGTAAAACCAGTCTTTACCATTCCATAAAAGCATTTCAGGATCTTGGCCGCGACGACATTCGTATAGGCCGATGCGAACTGGCTTGACGCTCGCCGGAAACCACGCTGTCATTTTCATACCTCACCCCACAGCGGAAACACGCGATACACAACGAACCGAGAGAGCAGCAGCGCGGCGCAGAACATGAGGAATTCGTTCATGTGGCCGCCTTTCGTCCGATCACGCTAATTTGCCTCTTCGCCGCGCCGAGACTACGGCGAGCAGCCTTGCGCGCCTGGATAGTGTCGTGGGCAGCGAGGCAATGCGGACAGATGGCGAGGTAAGCGCGGATCTCCACATCCGTCATGAACACGTTGTGGACGTCTCCATAGTGCTCATCGGATTCAACGACCTCGGGCCTATAGGCGACACTCAGATGCGTCGAATCGCCAAGTTCCGGCGTGCGGACACCTGAGCACTTGCTCAGTGATTCACTAAGCGCCGCAGATAGCCGCGTGATCTCTCCCGAAAAGCGCGAATAGTCGGCGCAAGCCTTCAATGCTTTCTGTTCTTCGGTCATGCGGCCACCTTACTGTCGATCTGCTCGATGCCAGCCAGTGCAATCGCAGCAATGCGCACGAAGCGCTTACGTGCCTCGGCATCGTTCCCGCACTCTTCGAGGATGTGCGCCATGTGCGTCTCGTGGCGAACGGTCTGCATCCAATCCGATGCCTCTGCGTGGATACGGCGGCGACATGTCGCGACCGGCTGCACGGAAAGCTTCGCTTCAACCACGTCCGATAAGGCTTGAATTCCCATTGTGACCCCCAAAGATTCCTGTACAGTTTCCGTCCACGGTGCCGTCTTGGTATTTCTGCAACATTTTTCTCGGCCGATATGGGCGGGTAGAGCAGGCCCTCTAAGCGGCCTGATTCTAGGTATCCGATACTATCAAAGTATCCGATCTAAGCCAAGCGAAATTGCCAAATTCAGTCGGTTATTTCTTCCAGTTCGCCCACATAAGGATGCGGTACGCCGTGCTCTGCGCACCATACCGCCAAGCCTCGTCCGCAGCTCTCGGCGTAGCCAACGCGGTGCGCTTGAGCCAGTGATGAAAGGTAGTGCATGAACTCGCGCGGCGACTCTTGGATAGCCTTCTTCACATGGTCCTTCACGTTCTGCGACCACTCGTAATACCACGCGAGGTACTTCAGGTCGGCAAGTAATTCCGGGGATATTTTCATCAGAATTCGTCCAGTGACACGGCCGCGCCGTCAACGTGATAGCGGCGGGGCAGTTGACCGCGGTTCTCAACGTATTGCATCGATGGGCCGTCAAACCAGAACCCGAATACGCCTTCCCAATCGCCGTTGCGCTGCTTCTCGACGGACAGGTAACAATCCGGCTCGCCCATGGCTAGATCGGCTTCTGCGGCCTTTAGAACGAGCTTTCCGCTACCGACTGCCTCTTTCCGCTTATTGCGCCAGACGATGAAAAGATTGTCGGCAAGGTCCGTAATGGATCCGCTGCCCTTAACGTCGAATTTCCCCGGGCGCTCATATTCGCTGCCGCCCTTTTTGACGTGCGCGATCAGATGGATATGGACCCCGGTTTCCTGTGCGATCGACGTCAGGGAATTCACGAAATCCTTCTGGCCGTTGTAATCGTCATCGCCCGGGACGCACTTCATCAGGTTGTCGATGATGAAATGTTGGATGCCGAATTGCTCAACGGCGTACCGCACGACGGCCAGCATCTTCCCCGGCTTCACCGACCCGGTGTGGTCGTATAGCCACAACCGCTCGTCGGTCCAACTATGCAGATTCATGATGAACTCGCGATCCGGTCGAGCGTCTCCCGCAGCCTGGCGGCTCATGCGGAGCATCGTTTTCTCGGGGCGCATTTCCAGCGATCCGATGCACACGCGCTGGTTCTGCACGCACAGGTTGAGCGCAACCTGACTCGTTATCATCGACTTGCCATGGCCGTTGATGCCACCCCAAATCGTCGTCTCGCCCGGGCGGAACGCGAACTTTCCTTCGCACTTCAACCATCCCAATTCGATGTCAGGATGTGACGCTTTCAGGTACAGGGCGTCGATTACACCGCGCGCCCAATCGCTCGCCGGTCTGATTTTGTCCATCTCTTGCGACTCGGCCATGTAGGCGCTTAAGTCGATTGATGCCCCCGGAATAACTCGCATCTCAATACCCCATGTCCAGCATTTCGTTGTTTTGCCACGGCGCCCATGCGTCGAGCTCCACGCTCAACTGCTTGAGTTTGGCTCTGCGGTGCGCATCGCTATGATTCGCAGGGAACACGAAGTGAACCTCCGCGCCTTGCTTTAATTCATCATCCCACAGGGAAAGAGAATTAACCTGTTCGTTGCGGATGGCTTTCAGATGGTGCGCGACGCCAACGCCGCAACGCACGACGGCGATCAGATCCAATCCGATCGACCAGCGCCAGTCGTATTCATCTTCGGGTTTGGCAATGACGTTGAAGCCGTTGTCAGGGACAACGATGTTTCCAACGAACGACACGAGAACCCATGACCCGGGCTGACGTCCGGTCTTGCGCATGTCTACGATTTGTTGCGCGCCGGTAGCGATCATGTCCATGCCTCGCCAGTGTGTTGCTTCGTGGGCGAGCTTCCTAACTGCCCCGCGTACTGCGCGAAGTTCGTAGCGTTGAACAGTGTCCCGGGGCGCAGGAACTGCTCCATTTTTTCATCTCCGCCCCATTGGTCGACCTTGGCGTCGACAACGGCCTTGCACTCGTCCAGCGTGAAGCCTTCCTTCAGCCGTCCGGCGATCAGGCGCGTATTCGACGGGACCGGGCGGTACTTGCTTCCAGTCTTTAAATTCAAGTATTCAAGAACACCCTGGATTTCGGATGAGTTTGAATCTGCCTCGTCTGCCGGAGGCGGACATAAGTCTTTAACTTCTTCTCTTCTCTTCTCTTCTCTAGACCGCATTTTGTCCGCATCGGGTGCGGACTCTTTGCGCGCCTCACGCTTGCGTTGAGTCTCTTGTGAACGACGCTTTGCGGACTGTCCGTTATGCTCATCGAAGCGAGGAACCATAAGGCTTTCGCCGTCGGTAGAGAGCCAGCCAACCTTGATCATCGCCTCAGAAAATCCGGAAAATCCGATAGACTCGTCGAGCGCGTCTCGGGTGTACCCGTCGAGCACTCCGTCTTCCGAGTGCATGTCGAAAAGACTCCAGACCGCATGGAGTCCGCCTACAACTCGAAGTCTGTCCGCTTTCAATGCGGACGCCATGCGGACAACTTTCGGATGAGTTTGAAGGTCAGAGCGCATTTTGATCCAATCTCCTGCCATGATTACTTGCTCCGAATAGAGCGCTTGAGCGATTCGATCAGCATGTGCACTTGCTGCTGTTTCGCAGGCTTGGTCTTGAGGCGCCCGACGTTCCGCGCCATATCCATCTGACGCGTCTTGGTGTCCGGCTCTGGCGGGAACGGCAGGCGCGCGGTCATTCGCTCACCTTGCCGACGAGCTTCGCGGGGAGATGCTGGAAGCCGAGCAGGTCTAGGATCGTCATGGGGTCGCCCGTGACCTCGTTGCTTGCCATGGCGAACATCAGCGCGCGCTCGGCGCTGACGTTGCGATACTCGCCCTTGACGCTCTTCCAGTAGTTGTAGCTGGTTCCTACTTTCTCGCACACTTTGCGGACTACTTCAGGGCCGTACTTGTCGTGGAACTCGCGTGCGTTCATGCCACCTCCTGGGGAAAAAGAACGAATGTCTACATGGTATCCGATCCCGACAAAGCATCCAAGTATTTTCACGCCAAGAGTGTGCGTAAGGCACTGAAAACACGGGTCTATCGATAGCTGGGTGGTTGCTTTTCTCACTGACATGCGCGAATATTCACGACAAGGGATACCCGGCCAATCACACGGGCTGTTGTCAAGAGGTCGAACCCTAATAAAAAAGTGCGCACAGCACACGCAGGTGCATACGAGCCGGCGAATTACAGAGGAATCGAAAACATGGCTGTCGAGAAAGTCGAACAAGTTCGATCGCGAAACTTTCAACTACTGTTCGCGCAGTACAAGGAGGCCATTCGACGAGAGTGGCCGGATGAGCCAGACCGAGGCATGCTCAAGCGATTTGCCGAGCGCCTGGGCCTGAGCAAGATCTACCTGTCGCAGATCAACAATGATCGGAAGATTATCGGGACGGAAACACGGGACAAGATCGAGAAAGCGCTGAAACTTCCGCCTGGCTGGATGGATACCGACCACTCGCAGGAAGCGTTGCTAGAAACAGACGACGCGCGAGCCTTTCAGGAAGCTGTCATGGCTCTATATCAACAGTCGCCGGAAGCGTCGAAATCCGCGCTGCTCAAGGTGTTCAGCGCGTTGATGGCCGGGAAGCCATTGGAAGACGTGAAGTAGGGTGTAAGGCCACCCTAAGCAAACGTTTCCGAATCTCAAAAATGTAACGTTTTGTGTCGGAATTGCTTGCAAGCTCATACCATAAGATTTATCGTGAAGGGATCGCTTCTTTGTGAAGCGAGCCTTCCAAACAGAAGAAAGATCAGAGGATAAAAATGACCGGTTTATCAGACCAGCAACGAGGGGAACGGGGCAATTTTCTGCCGTCAATGTCCGCAGTGGACGATAAGGAAATTCCCGACGAGGAGATCATCCGAGCTGTCGCGGCCGCGATCCCCGTTGAAAAACGTGCCGAAGTGTTGGCAATGCTGAAAGCGATAGTTGGCACGTCTGCAACGGATACTTTACGGGGATCATTTAACGCTTGACGATACTGCATAGGATTCGGTATAGTCTTGTCATGCTGGGATTTTCCACGCAACCGGTTCCACTCCTCTGATCTTCCCCGGTCAGTTTCCGCTCTCCGCAAGGATTGAGCGGTCTTTTATACCCTAAGCCCTCGCTTGAGAAATCAGCGGGGGCTTTCGCGTTTTGGAGTCAATATGGGCAGCGACGCAAGCATTGAAGGCTGGGACGGAATCAGCCGCGAGGGCTGGGATTTCTGACTGCGTGGCGTTCTGGCGCATGAGCACTGTGAGAACCGTCCGTCGAAGCTACGTGCTGTCGATGGGCATACGTCACGCGCAGGACTCATGCACGAGGGCGTGACAAAATAGGCGTGCGCCGGACGGACCTGAAATCCGTTCTAGCGCTCTCTACGGACACGCTGTGAAGCGCTCCTGGCTGCCGGGAAAGACCGGCTCTAATAAGGCGCGTCACGAGTGGGTGAAAGATGGCGCGCGCTGCCTTCGGGTTCTGCGCACAGCAGACGAAAGAGAAGCCCGCGACCTGCAAAGCATCGGCCAGCACAACCCGCAAGGGCGCTCCGATGTACAGCGCGATGCCAGTGCCGCGTTAAAACCACTGGCGCCAATAAAAAATGGCCGCTCTATGGCGGCCTTCGTGGTCCCTCTCGCTCTATAAGCGAAGCACTGGATTTCTCTGCATATCGTTTCCCCGGGTCAGTGATGCGCGGCAAGCTCTTTTTCGGCTTGCTCGCGTGATTCGATCGATACGTAGCAGCGCATAAAGCTGCGCATGAGTCGTGCAAGCTTTGCGTCATCGGAATATGCCTCGCGGATGTCAGAACAGTGTCCGGTGCATACCCATTGAAGGGCGCCGAGGATGTCGTCGTCTGATAACGCATCCATGCGTTCGTCGAAATACTGCTGCTTGAGGGATTCGACCGTGACGGCTTCTTCCCGTTCGTAGTGCTTATCGGCTGATTGTAATAACCAGTAGTCGATGCTTGCGCGGTTCATGGTGGATCTCCTTAGACGCGTTGTTGGAAACGGATGCGGATGACGGCGCCGTGTTGCTCGCCCATGTCTTCCATCTGGCCGATAGCGTTGTCTTGTGCGTCCTCAGCATCGCGGCCGGTGACGATCATTTCTGCGTTTTCGAAGGTGATCAGATATTCGGACATGTTCCGCTCCTTGGGGTGAGGCACCGAAGTGCATGAACGAAAGATACCGCATAGGTATCCGAACACGCAAGAACTATTTGCTGTGGTGCAATGCGTGGATACGTATGCCACCGAACAGACGTTGCTCGTCGACAACGGATGCCAACATGGAATCCGATAGAAAGTGTGCCAAATCAAGGGGATGACGATGTCGACGAAGCTGATCGTGTGGTTCTGCGTGTGCGCGCTTTCTGGCTACGCATTCGGCGGCCTACTGAGGGGCGCATACAAGCCGATACGGAAAACCCTGCGATGGATCGCCGAGCACGATGATCGCGCATTGCTGAACCGCCGGCGAAAGGCCGCACGCGACCGCGAGATGCGCAAGGTGGAGTCCACTGCAGACCGAGCCGCGCAGATGCATGAGATATTCGCCGACGTGATCCATCCGACGACGCCGTACTGCGACTACCTGGACACGCCGCGCAACGCTGTGCCGCGCATGCGTAGGGGTGAGCAATGAGTGCGATCGACGAAATGCTCGCTGCTCGGCAGAGAGAAAAGGCCGAGCGCATTGCAGACCTGATGTGGATTGATCGTCGGGCCGCGCTCTATGTGTGGCTTGCGCTGCAAATCCCGTGCGTCAACGCGAGATCGCGATGAGCACATCTCTTGATCCTCACGCCGAAATTCAGGCGCTCTGCGACGCGCTGGCGTGCGCGATGAGCGTCATCGAACGCCAAGGGCTCGACAGTCCGCCCGAATGGCGCGCACCTATCGACGCCCGGATGATGCAACTCGACGGGCAGCACGAGATGCAACTGATCGATGCCGGTGTCGCAATCATGGCGCGCAACAGGCTCGTGCACTAATGGAAAACAAACAAAGGGGAAGAGGAATGGATAAGACATATCTGCCGCACCAACAGCGCGTTCTCGACGAGAAAGCAGAACTCGACACGAAGGTTGCAGCGCTTGACGCCTTCATCGCAAGCGATCGTTTCGTGTTGGTGGAGCGCGAAGAGCGGCTAATAATGCGTGGGCAACTCGCTGCTATGCAGGTCTACTCCGGCTTCCTTTGCGACCGTATCGCGGTGTTCTGATCGCTAATGGACATCGACACAATTTATCTCGCGCTCAGTGCGCTGATATTCATCGTCGTGATCGCGATTAGCCGCGGCACCAGCAAACAATACGACTGATCCCCCGCGCGCACCCGGTCAGGGCCGGAACCCAGCAGGACACACGGGCCGGGAGTGCGCACCAAACACGGCGTGCGTGAAATGCCTGTTTTCGGGCATTAAAAACGCGGTCCGCCTTGTCGGATAAGGCGCTGACGGCGTGCGCGAACAACACACAGAGAGAGCGATGAGAATCCCGAGACTGTTCGTCACGCGCGCCGATGCGCTTGCATCTGGCTTGACGCACGAAGGATCGATCTACGGCGTTCCCTCATGGATGCGCGTGGATGGCGACGACTATATGGCTGCGGCCAAGTTCGCGCCGCTGGCGATCTGGTGTGTTCTCTGCGACAAGGTATTCGACATATGGGCCGCGTTCATGAGCGATGAATACATCCTCGTGTCGCCGATGAAACTCGGTAAGCGCATCGACTAGTACCACCTGACAACGACTGCTTGCAGTCAGCGCCTGGCAGTGAGTGGCGCCGCTCCACGTAACCTCTGCAGGCAGCGACGTAACGTAAGCCACCTCCTTATCAGCTTCGGCTGAGTTAAAACGGCGACGGGCGCTGCCACCCCGAATACGGCAACACATCTTTACGCGCGGCTAGGGTAGCCCCCGAACGTCCGGTCTGACCGCCAGACTGCCGCGCACCTCATACGGTCAGCTCCTAGTCAGGGCAAAAATGAACACGATAGTTACTCGTGGGGAAGCGCACGCTCAAAATCTGCCGCGCTACTTCACTGGCAAGCCATGCGCGCACGGTCATACGGCGGAACGGTATTCCTGCAATGCCATGTGCATTCCTTGTTCGGAGATTCACCGGTTAAAGCCGCGCGCAAAGAAGCCGGCCACTCCTGAGCAAAAAGAGAAGGGGCGGTTGAAGGCTAAGGCGTACCACGAAGCGAACCGAGAACTATGTCTCGCCAAGATGCGCGAGCGGAACGCGGTCTATTACACAAAGAACAAAGAGCGCATTAAAGCGCAGACGCTGGAATATCAGCGCACCAATAATGCCGCGCGTAATGCGTACAAGGCCAAATGGATGGCTGAGCGCGCTAAAACTGATGCGCAGTTTGCCGCACTGCTGCTGATGCGCAAGCTCATCGCGCGCTCACTGGCACGCGTGAAGCAGAAGCGCAAACAGAGCGAGCGCACCACGCAAATCCTCGGGTACACCCAGGCTGAATTCGTCGCGCATTTCGAGCGCCTGTTCAAGCCGGGCATGACGTGGGCGAATCATGGCGAGTGGGAAGCCGATCACAGACGGCCGCTTTCATCGTTCGACCTGACAGACCCGGAAGAACTGCGCAAGGCAAATAGCCTGCATAACTTGCAACCGCTCTGGAAGGCTGTGAACCAGAAGAAATCTGATTCATGGTCCGGGCAATACACAATCATCTAAGGTGGACATATGGCGCTGACAGCAATGCAGCGTCGCTTCGTGGACGAGTATCTGGTCGATCTCAATGCCACTCAGGCGGCGATCCGGGCTGGATACAAGGAAAAGAACGCGGACAAGATCGGTTCCAGATTGGTAGGGAATAGTAGAGTTTCGGTTGAAATCGAAGCGCAACAGAAGATCCGATCCGAGCGCGTCCAGATTACGCAGGACATGGTCCTGAAGCGCTGGTGGGATCTGGCTAACGTCGATGCGAACGAACTGGTCGAATACCGCCGCGACAATTGCCGCCATTGCTGGGGAATTGATCACGGTTACCAGTGGACGGATGGCGAGTACGCCAAGGCACAGAATGAAGCAGACGAGAACGGAAAGCCGCCACCTGAGTTCGGCGGTGGATTCGGGTTCGTGTTTGGCCGCGAGCCGAACGTTGATTGCCCGGAGTGCGGCGGAGAAGGCCGCGGCAAGGTGCACGTTCATGACACGCGCAAATTGAAGGGCGCCGCTCGCCAGCTATACGCCGGCGTGCATCAGGGCAAGGATGGTCTCAAAGTTCTCCTTGAGGAACGGTCGAAAGCGCTTGATAACGTGGCGAAGCATCTCGGCATGTTCAAGGAGCGTATCGAACACTCAGGCGAGATCAAAACGCCAGAACTGAAACTGGTGCTCAATGGAATTAAACCTGCATGAGCGCCAATCAGAAGCGTTTCTAACGCAAGCGACAGAGGTTTTGTATGGCGGGGCGGCTGGTGGCGGGAAAAGCCATCTGATGCGCATTGGCGCGATCGCATGGTGCACTGACATCCCCGGTTTGCAGGTCTATGTGTTCCGGCGCCTGTCCGACGACTTGGCGAAGAACCATATGGAAGGCCACTCCGGCTTCCCCGCGCTGCTCTCCGAATGGATCGAGCAAGGGCACGTCAAGATCAACTGGTCGAAGAATTTCATCGAGTTCTGGAATGGCTCGAAGATTCACCTTTGCCATTGCCAGTATGACAAAGACGTCATCAAGTACCAGGGTGCGCAGATTCATTTGCTCCTGATAGACGAACTGACGCACTTTACCGAGAAGATTTACCGGGCGCTGCGTGCGCGCTGCCGTCTTGGCGGCCTGAAGATACCCGACAAATACAAGGGGCTGTTCCCGCGCATCATCTGCGGATCGAACCCTGGCGGCGTCGGGCATAACTGGGTCAAGGCGTCGTTCATCGACATCGCTGCTCCGAAAGTGCTGACTAAAATGCCCCCGAAAGAGGGCGGCAAGCTTCGCCAGTACATCCCGGCGCGACTCGACGACAACCCGTCGATGACTGAATCCGATCCTGATTACGCTGACACGCTGGAAGGCCTTGGTAACCCCGAGCTGGTGCGCGCGATGAAGGATGGCGATTGGGACATTGTCGCTGGCGGCATGTTCGATGACCTGTGGCATCGCAACACGCATGTGCTAAAGCATTTCGCTATTCCTTCGTCGTGGCGCGTTGATCGCGGCTTCGACTGGGGCAGTAGCGCGCCGTTCTCTGTGATTTGGTTCGCTGAGAGCGACGGCACGGCCGCCACGCTTGCAGATGGCACTACTCGCCACTTCCCGCGCGGTTCCATCTTCGCGATTGCGGAATGGTACGGCTGGAATGGCAAGCCGAACGAGGGTTCGAAGATGCTGGCTGTCGACATCGCTCGTGAGATTGTTGATCGCGAGAAGATCATGCCGCTCAAGGTGAAGCCGGGACCGGCTGACACGTCCATCTTCGACACGCAGAACGGCATGTGTATTGCCGACGATATGGCGAAAGCTGGCGTTCAGTGGGCGCGCGCGGATAAGTCTCCTGGCAGTCGTAGAAACGGCTGGGAAATGATCCGCAAGTTGCTCAAGCAGGCGCACGGAAACGAGTTGCCGGGGTTCTATGTGTTCGACAACTGCGTTCATGTGATCCGGACGCTTCCTGTTCTTCCTCGCTCGCAGCGCGACGCTGACGACGTGGATACCGACGCAGAGGATCATGCCGCGGACGTAATCCGCTATAGATGCAGCGCCAAGAAATCGGACACGACCGTCCGCTCGCTGCATATCTAACCGAACTGAGAAAACATGACAGTACGAGACCAGTCCGCTGCGGTCGAAGCGATGGCGGCCGACTGGCCCATCATCGACGCGCTGCTTGGCGGCACGCCTGCCATGCGCACCGCTGGAAAGACGTATCTCCCGCAATGGCCGGGCGAGAAGGATGACGCGTACAAGGCGCGCAAGGACACGGCTACGCTGTTCCCTGCGTTCGCTCGCACGGTCGAGGTATTGGCTGGCAAGCCGTTCTCGAAGCCGATCACGGTCGGCGACGACGTGCCAGCGAAGTTTGCACCTTGGCTTGAAAACATCGATCTGCAGGGGCGCAATCTTCATGCTTTCGCTGGCAGCCTCACCGAGCGAGCTTTGTCACATGGTCTTGAAGGCATCCTCGTTGATTTCCCTGAGGCAAAGGGCATCCGTACGATGGCTGACGAGAAGGCCGCTGGCTTGCGGCCGTATTGGCTCGGCATAGACGCCAACTCATTGCTTGGCTGGCGTACGAAGCGTATCAACGGCGCTCAAACCTTAACGCAACTTCGTCTGCTCGAACAGGTTGTCGAGCCAGATGGCGATTTCGGCGAGAAGTTGATCGAACAGGTGCGCGTTCTGTACCAGGGCAAGTGGGAAGTGTGGCGCGAGTCAGAGAAGGTCGATGCTGATGGCAAAAAGGTCTGGATTCTTCACGATGAGGGAAAGACCACGCTGAAGGTGATCCCGTTTGTGCCGCTCTACGGCAAGCGACTCGGGTTCATGCGCGCCAAGCCGCCACTGCTCGAACTGGCTCACATGAACGTCGAGCACTGGCAGAGCAAGAGCGATCAGCAGACGATCCTCCACGTCGCTCGCGTGCCGATTCTGTTCGGCAAGATGCTCGGCGACGCACCGATTGTTGTCGGCAGCGGATCGATGGTCGCATCAGACGCAGAACACGGCGATCTGAAGTACGTCGAGCACTCGGGCGCGGCGATTGAAGCCGGCCGCCTGTCGCTACTCGACCTGGAAGACCGCATGCGCCAGGTCGGCGCGGAATTGCTCGTCATCAAGCCCGGCAATACGACCGTCGCTCACACGATGGCCGATAACGAGGCCGGCATGTGCGCGCTACAACGCATCGTGCAAGACGTCGAGGACGGCATCGATGCGGCCCTGCAACTCACCGCAGATTGGGTGAAAGAGAAGCAGGGCGGCCACGTGAACATCTTCAAAGATTTCGGCGTTGCATCTCTGGCCGAAGCCTCGATGGACCTGCTGCGCGATATGAACGTCGATGGAACGCTCTCGGACGAGACGCTATTCGACGAAGCGCAACGCCGCGGCCTAATCAAGCCGGAAGTGAAGTGGGAAGACGAGAAGCTTCGCATCAAGGCGAACGCCGTCAAGCCCGGCACCGTAGCAATCGCAGACTGACAACACGAACACGCATTACCCGAGGCCGCAGCTAACCCTGCGGCCTTTCCTATTTGCTCGATCGGCGGACGCCGTAGAGCGCAACGCGGCGGATGCCGCATCAGTTAGGGCGGATGCCCAAGGAAATCCAACATGCCATTCAAGTACGACGCTGAAGGTCACATTGTCACGCAGGAAATCAACGGTCAGAAGCTTCCCGTATTCATCGGTGCAGCCGGCAATGAATCGCCGTTCGACGCTGATTCCACGGTGGCGACGATCTCGCGCCTCAACGGTGAGTCGAAAGGACATCGTGAGCGCGCCGAGAAGGCCGAAGTTTCACTGAAGGCGTTTGAAGGCATCACGGACCCCACGGCAGCCATCTCTGCGCTCGACATGGTCAAGAATCTGAACGACAAAAAGCTGGTGGATGCCGGCGAAGTCCAGAAGGTGAAAGACCAAGCAATTCAATCCGTCCGGGCCGAGTTCGAGCCGGTCGTCAAGGAGCGAGACCTGTTCAAGGCTCAACTCTTCGATGAAAAGATCGGCGGCGCATTCGCTCGATCCAAGTTCATCGGCGAGAAGGTCGCGATCCCTGCCGACTTCGTACAAGCCTCGTTCGGCAAGCACTTCACGATCGAAGAAGGAAAGATCGTGGCGAAAGACGCGAATGGCACGCAGCTATTCAGTCGTACTCGCCACGGTGAACCGGCTGACTTCGAAGAAGCGTTGTCGATCCTCGTTGAGTCGCATCCGCAGCGCGACAGCATCCTGAAGAGTTCCGGCGCCAGTGGCGGCGGTGCTCAGGGCGGCAGTGGTGGTGCGGGCGGCGGAAAAACCATTACGCGCTCCGCGTTCGATGCGATGCCTCCTGCAAAACAGGCGGAAGTCGCTCGAAGCGGTGTGTCATTCACTGACTAGACAGGTTCATCTCCATGAAGAAACTCAGCATCCTCGCCGTCTCGATCGCGAAGGCAATCGGACATATCGCGCACGCGCATCTGTTCAATCACATGGCTCGCACCGGCTTGATCGCTGGCGCGAACACGTTGACTGGATTGATCCCGACGCTGTACGAAGCACTCGACGTCGTGTCGCGTGAACAAATCGGCATGATCCCCGCTGTATCGCGCAACAGCAGCGCAGCACGCGCGGCGCTGAACGAGACGATCTTGATCCCGATCGCTCCGCCCGGCACGATGGCAGACAACACCCCGGCCGTTACCGCGCCGAACACGGGCGATTCGAACATCGGCAACGTGTCGATGACCATCAGCAAGTCGAAGCACATCCCGATTCGCTGGAACGGCGAAGAGCAGAAGGGCATGAACAACGCCGGTACGTACGGCGGCGTCCTGATGAACCAGTTTGCGCAGGCATTCCGCACGCTGGGCAACGCGATTGAAGTCGACCTTGCCACGACCGCTTATCAGAACGCATCGCGCGCTTACGGTACGGCTGGCACGGCACCGTTCGGCACGGCTGGTGATCTGTCGGACATCGCTCAGGTTCGCAAGATCCTGGACGACAACGGCGCACCGCAAACCGACCTGCAACTGGCACTCGGCTCGTCCGCAATTGCCAACCTGCGCGGTAAGCAGAACGTGCTGTTCAAGGTGAACGAAGCCGGCACCGCTGATCTGCTCCGCAAGGGCATCATCGGTGAGCTGGAAGGCATGGAAATCCGCAACTCGAACGCGATCAAGGCGATCGCCAAGGGTACGGGCGCAGCCTACACGTCCGACACGGCTGGTTACGCGGTCGGCGCCACGGCGATCACCCTGATCACCGGCACGGGCACTGTCCTCGCTGGGGATTCGGTTTCGTTTGCTGGCGACACCAACAAGTACGGCGTTGCGACCGGCGTTGCCGCTCCTGGCGTCATCACGTTGGCTGCGCCTGGCTTGCTGCAAGCGATCCCGGCGTCTGCCGTGGCGATGACCGTCGGCGCGACTGCCACGTCGAATCTGGCGTTCAGCAAGTCGGCTATCCAGTTGATCACGCGCGCTCCCGCGATGCCGATCGGCCCGGACGGCAAGGCGATGGACATGGCTGATGACCTGTTGCAGATCACCGACCCGGTGACCGGCATCACGTATGACGTGGCCGTGTATCGCCAGTTCATGCAAATGGTTTACCACGTGCGCTTAGCGTGGGGTACGCAGGCTATCAAGCAGAACCACATCGCCACGTTGCTCGGCTAAGTGGTGAACAGGGCGGCGCAGGACCGGCCGCCCTTGTTTTTTGGAGCGCTTATGCATTGCGAAACAGTAAAAGTGGTAACTCCCGTGTCGGATCAAAATCCGCACGGCTACATCGTGATCAACAAATCGGACCTGACGGACAAGCACGAGATTTTCGACGCTAAACCGGTCAAGGCTACGCGCAAGACCAAGAAAACGGACGAATAACATGGCGCTCACCGCTGCTCAGTTGACGGACGTGCGCCGCTTCATGGGATACCCGCTCAACGGGACGACCATGACGATCACGAACGACCAAGACCTCGTGTATGGCTACTTCGGGATGGTCGTCATGTCGCTGCAGCAGCGGTTGACCACGTTGTCGGCGAGCGAGGAGGCTGTGTTGATTGCCACCTACTTGACGCCGCTCTACGCGCTGGAAACGGCTATCTTCGGCGCTGGCGCGAACCTTGATACCGATGTCGCGGCCGTTTGGACGCGCAACAGAAGCGAGGTGTCGGACCGGATGAAGCTATTCGACGGTTGGCGGCGCCGCATGTGCGTGTTCATCGGCTTCGCGCCGGGCCCCGATCTCGGCAACGGTGGCTCACAGATCATCCGAGGCTGACTATGGATGGGAATCGAATCCAGGCGCTCGTATATAAGGGCTATGCGATCAGCGCGGCGAAGATCGGCCTGCCATACGCGCAGTATCGACCGGACAGCGCTGATCTCACCAACTGGTCGCCGATCGCAACACTCCTCGCCAGTTTCAACGCCGAGGACATGAAGTATTCGAAGCCGAGCAAGTACGCGAAGCCCACGTGGTACGTGCTGGTCGACGGATCGCAGACGCAAGTAGGCGATTACCTGATAGGCCCGGGCGGAACGTTCTTCATTGCCGCGCAACAGGCGATTCTCCCGATCCTCGCGGTCGAGTGCAATCGCACGCTCTCGTTCGCGCGTCCGCAAGCGCAGGCGCAAGTCGGCGCGGTGACGAATTACGAGGGCAACACGACCGCATTGCAGACGCCGCTCGCTGCTGGATGGCCGGCTGCTGTGCTGCAGGGCACGAAGGGCGAGAAGAACGAGGTCAATCTGCCCGGCGACGTGCGTAATCCATGGTGGGCGATCATGCTCCCGGCGATTCCCGGCGTCACGCTTCGCACGACTGACCTCGCGCTCGACGATCTCGGCCGGCGCTACATTCTCTCGAGCGTGGAACTGACCGATCTCGGCTATCGCTGCACGGCACAACAGGCCCAGACATGAGCGACGAAGGATGGGATCTGATTTACACAGAGGGATGGGACTTTGGCTGATCTCTCAGAAGTATCCAACACGCTCGTCGGGCTGGTCGCTGGCATCTTGTACCCGAATGGCACGGCCAATCCGGTAAGCCCCGGTGTCGGCGCACAGTGTCGCGTCGGCGCAGGCTGGCCGACCAGCGCGCAGCTCGACCCGGATCTCGCCGGCGGCATCGTCAACGTGTCCATCTACCCGATGAACATCGAGCGCCAGATGGGCAACTTCATGGAGTTCTGGCAACTGATCAACCGGACTCCACCCACGGTAACGCTGAATGCGAGCGGTCAAGCGATAACGCTCGGCGGCACATTGCCGACTCCGGCAATCGCGCAGAACGTGGCGGTGCTGATCGGGCAGAACCCGTTTGCATACGCGGTTCAGGCAAGCGACACGCTCAGCACCATCGCCAGCGCGCTCGCAACGCTCATCGCTGTGACCTACCCCGGCACGACGTCGAACGGCGCAGTGATCACGCTGCCGGCCGGTACGCCGCAAGTCTCGCTGCGCACTGGCGGGACCGCGCTGATGGGCAAGGAAGTAGGGCGGCAAATTCGCGACTTCCGCATGGTCATTTGGGCGCCGACGCCGGCCTTGCGCGACGCAACGGCGAAGGCTATCGATCCATCTCTGCGCCAGATCAACTTTCTGACGCTGCCCGATGGATTCGGCGGCCGGCTGAAGTATGTCAAGACCGACATTGTCGATCAGCAGGAGAAAGCGAACCTGTATCGCCGCGATCTCTGCTACTCGGTCGAGTATCCGTCGACGGTCACGCAAGTGGCTACAGACGTCACCATCGGCGTCCTGAATCTGGTCGATCCCACAACGGGCGCGATCATCAAGCAACGTATCTATTAATGGAGCCTTCATGGCTGACATCAAACTCGTCGTGATCCATCCGTTTGGCGACTACCAGCGCGGCGACGCGATCACCGACGCGGAAACCATCGCCGAAGTGCTCGATGGTGAAAACGCATCTTCGGTAAATCGCGTTGCGGTCGACGCGCAGTAAAAACCCCCGTTAATTCCTGAGAACCCCGTCGAGTGCGGGGTTTTTCATTTGGAGCACCACTGAATGTCTATCAGCCAGGCTGGTCAATTAAACGTCAGCGCCTTGGGCGCACCGGGCGTATATCTGCAAATCGTGCCGCCCGCGCCCGTCATCAACGGCATCCCGACGAACCTGCTTGGCCTGGTTGGCATCGGCTCGTGGGGTCCGGTCAATAGCGCGACGCTCATCGGCTCGCCGAACGATCAAGCGAACTGGCTCGGCTCGCCGCAGGTTCGCAAATACGACTTGTCGACGGCCGTGTCTGTTGCGCTCGCCGGCGGCGCCACCGCGATCCAGTACGTGCGGATCACGGACGGCACCGACACGGCCGCCACGACCACGGTGATGGACACGTTCGCGACTCCTGCCATCGGCATGACGCTGACCGCGCTCTACACCGGCACCGGCGGCAACGGCATCACCGCGGCCATGACAGCCGGCACGAAAGCGTCGACGTTCAAGCTGACGATCACGCGTCCGGGCTTCACGCCGGAAGTGTTCGACAACATCGGCGGTACGGCTGCGGCGTTCTGGGCTAATGCGGTATCGGCAGTGAACAACGGCTTGTCAGGCGTGCGCGGCCCGTCGCAGATCATGGTCGCAACGCAAGGCCCGTCAGTGACAGCGCCGAACGTCTCGGCCACCTACACCGCAGCGAGCGGCCTCGATGGCACGACGACCATCACCGACACGCTGCTGGTCGGCACCGATGGCACGAGCACCACGCGCAAGGGCATGTATGCACTGCGCGGCTCGGGTGTGCAAGTCGCTGCACTCGTCGATCACAGCGATCTGACGGCTGCCAGCACGGTTCTCGCGTTCGCGCTGTCCGAAGGCATCTACTTCGGCTTGCAAGGCGCACCGGGCGCGTCGTACTCGACCGTATCTACCGCGCTGAACTTGGCCGGCGCTGACGGCTACGGCATCAAGGTCATGGTCGGCGATTGGATCTATTGGCAGGACAACGTCAATAACCAGCAGCGCTTGCTCGGGCCGACGACCTTCTGGGCGCCGAATCAGGCATCCATGGCGCCGCACCTGTCGAGCCTGAACGATCCGATCTTCGGCATCGCCAGCACGCAGCGGATCTCGCAGAAGAACGCGTACAGCCAAGCGGAGATCGGCCAGATCGTCGCATCGCGTCTTGACGTGATCACGAACCCGTCGCCGGGTGGCAACTATTACGCCAACCAGACCGGGCGCAACGCGTCGAGCAATCCCGCAATCAACGGCGACAACTACACGCGGATGACGAATTACCTCGCGCTGACGTTGTCCGCTGCGTTCGGGTACGTGATCGGCAAGCCGCAGACGACGAGCCTCCGCAATGACGCGAAAGCGGCGATGCAGAACTTCCTGTCGAACCTGTGGACGCTCGGCATGATCGGCGACGTGAACAACCCGGCAGCGGTGCCGTATGTCGTGCAGATCGACGCGAACAACAACCCGCAGCAAGCCGTTTCGACCGGCTACATGACGGCGAATGTGACCGTCAAGTATCTGTCGATCGTGTTCTATTTCGTCATCAACTTGCAGGGCGGCCAGACAGTCGTCGTCAAGTCGTCGAGCAGCGTTTCCGCCGGCTAATCGCCATTCCAATGCAGCACGATGGCCATCCAATCGGGTGGCCCTTTTCTTTTTCTAGGTGCATACCATGCCTGTGAATGGCTATACAGTCGGGCGCGACATTACGATCAGCGTTCAGACTCCGAGCGGTCCGCTTCAATTGAATGGTGTCGTCAAGTTCACGAAAAAACGTGACGTGACGAGCAAGAAGGTCAAGAAGATCAACGGTCTCACCGACACACTCGTCTTCCCGGATGGGTGGAGTGGCGTGATCGACATCGAGCGCCAAGATAGCACCGTCGATTCTTACTTCGCGGTCTTGGAAGCCGGTTACTACTCCGGCCAGAACTCGCTGACGGGCAGCATCACCGAGACCATCACGGAAACGAGCGGCGCTGTTTCTCAGTTCCAGTACACGGCGGTCGTGCTGAACCTGACGAATGCAGGCGACGCGATGGCCGATGAGACCGTGAAGATGAATATCGATTGGACCGCTCAGCAGCGCGTCCAGGTGCAATAACATCCGGCCGGCCTCGCGCCGGTCTCCCGAACACTCTCACCTAAAAGACGATGGCAAAAATAACTGTGCGTGATGCCGGCGATCTGCCGAGTCAGACGATTGTGAAGCAAGCCGCGGCGCGCGTGGTGATCGAAGACGCACGTGGTCGCTCTATCACGCTGCAAAAGCCGGGCGTGCTCGCGCAATTCCGCCTGATCAAGATTCTCGGCGATACCGCGAAGAACACGACCTACGTGCAGATGGTTCTGCCACTCACGTACGTGGTCGAGATCGACGGGCTGGATGTTGCGCAACCGAATAGCGAGCGCGAGATCGACGCACTGATCAGCCGACTCGATGAGGACGGCGTGACGGCGGTGATGATCGGCGTGCAAGAGCACTTCGGCTCGGGCAGTGCAGATCAAGCGAAGGAAGAAATAAAAAACTAGCGCAGTCGGTCCCGATCAGCGAAGCGCTTTGGCTCGTGAAGAACGGCATCCCGTTCGACGTGGCCTTTGCGTTGGACGATGTGACGCGCGCTGCCTTCTCCATCAAGTTCTCAGAGTTTGAAGGCCACAAATTCAACTTTAGAACGATGGAATTCGAGGAATCGAAATGAGCGAGTTCACCAGCCTCGGGCAGTTCGCGCGGCATCTGGCGACGATGGAAGTCGCTGTTGCGCTGGAATTGCGCCGAGGTCTGGATAGGGTCGCGACAGCCGTCAAGCAGACAGCGAAAGACGAGATCGGCGTGTATCAACCCGCGATCGGACCATTCGCCGCGTGGAGTCCTCTCGCTGAATCAACAGTTGCCGATCGTGTGGCGAAGGGCTATTCGCCCGATCAGCCATTGTTGCGCGATGGAACCATGCGCGATTCGATCGACAAGGATGTTTCTGGCACGGAAGCGGTGATCGGCTCGACGAGCGACATCGCGGTCTACCAGGAACTTGGGACCGACAAAATACCGCCTCGCCCGTTTCTCGGGCCGGCCGTCTTGCATAACGAAGAACTGATCAAGCGGATTCTCGGTCGCGCATTCGTGGTTGGCTTGCTCGGCAAGGGAAATTTGCCGGCTGAACTCGGATATGACGCCAAGATCGATTAGCCGGTAATCAGCGCCCACGCGATCATGCCGAGGAAAAACAGCACGATCCCGGCGATCGCAATGCCGCCAAGGCTGAACAAAATGATGTCGACACGACGCCAGAACGGCATCGGATAGGCGAACTTGATTGGTGCCTGCAACTTGCCGGATTCATTCATCGGCTTGACGGACGGGTATTGCACCGATTGAAACCGGTCGGCGGCCCACTCATGCAGGCGATATTTCAGAGAGCGATTCATGTTTGAAGCCTTCAAAATTGGCGTGCGGATCAGCCTGATTAACCACGCTTCTCTTGGGCTGGCGGCACTTGGTAAGGATTTTCTCAAAACTGAAGAGCAAGCATCACTTCTTCAGAAGCGTATTGATAGTATCAACAAGCAAGCAGTAAAGGGCGGTTTGATGCTAGGCTTGGGCGCTGGCATTGCCGGAATGCTCAAAGGACCGTACGAACAAGCCAAAAAGCTAGAGCAAGAACGCCAAAAGTTCGAGACGCTGAATCTTTCTCCGGAGTCCAACGCCGCGGCGTTCGCTCAGGCGACCACGCTTGCGCACAAGAATCTCGGATCGACGATTAGCGAGAATATAGGGCTGATTCGTGACTTGCATACGGCGTTTGGTGACTTGCCGCATGCGCTGGGAATGTCCGAGGACTTCCAGAAATTTAGCATCATGTCTCGCGTGCAGAACGACGGCAAGCCGGTCGAAGGGCTCGTCTACAACGCTGTGAAGGCGCTTGAACACCGCGGCGACCGCCTCACGCAGCACCCCGACGAGATGAAAGACGAATTGCGTCGGATGTCGCAGGATTACACCGGCTCTGGCGGGAAGATCACGCCAAACGACTTTTTCCACGCGTCACAGACCGGGAAAATGGCGTACACGATGTACGACAAGGACTATTTATACGGTCCTTTCGCCGCGTATATGCAGGCAAAAACTGGCCCTACGGCGGGCACGGCTGGCATGACGGCGTTTAGTTCGCTGATCGGCGGTCACATGGATGACAAGGCGAAGGGCTTTCTGGCATCGCTCGGCCTCCTGCAAATCGGCGTGAGCAAGGAGCAGGTCAAGCTTGTCAACGCGTCGATCGAAGGGCTGGATCTGCCGGCCAAAGAGAAGGCGAAACTGCGCAAAGCGGAAATGCCGCTCACCGGCGGCTTGACTGCGGATAACGCGACGCTGTTTGCGCACCGGCCCGATCAGTTCATCTCGAGCGTGCTCGTTCCGGCCATCCGCAAGCGCTACGGGATGGATCTGACGAACGAACAGATCGCGGAAATGGTCGCGTCGAAGTTCAACCGATCGACCGGCGATTTCATTGGCGAGCACATCGTCAACGGTCAGAAGTTCGCGAAAGACACGGTTATCTTCAACAATGCGAAGGATTACGAGAGCGGCTATCAGCAATACATCAAGTCGCCAGAAGGCGCGGAAATAGCGGCGGACGCAGCCTGGAAGAACTTCCTGGCAATGTTCGGCACTGTATATCTTCCCGTCATCACTGGCGGCTTGATCAAGCTTGCCGGCGGGCTCGATTCGCTCGCGCAAACGGTCCAGAACCATCCGGCAATGTTCAAGGCGCTTGCCTATGCGCTGATTGGCTTGTCTGGCGCGCTGATGTTCCGCGGCACGGTGCTGATCCTGACGGCTGCGCTGCGCGGTCTCGGGCTCGCCATGACGATGCAGGCTGTCGGCGGGGCGGCTGGAATGGGAAAGATCGTTTCAATGATCGGCGGTGCCAGCAAGTTTTCGCTGTTCGGCGCTATCGGCATGCTGGCGAACCCGATCGGAATTGCGGTTCTCGCGCTCGGCACGCTTGTCGCAGCAGCGTATGCATTCCGGCCGCTCACGCAGTCCGAAGTCGATGCAGCCAAGACGGACGGCGGCGTAAAGCTGACGCCTGATGCGCAGCGTCGAATTGACGCTGATGGGGCAAAGCTGACGCCTGATGCGCTACGGCGCCCGGCGGCCGAGGTCACCGGCAGTCCTCACATCGCAACGGGCGGCAATGGATCAACGACCGTTCATGTCCACGCCACTATGGACGGGACGCCGATCGTTACGAATGTTGCCAAGGTTCTTGTCCGCAAGCTGAACCCGAGTCTCGGGACCGGTCACTTCGACCCGCGCGCCACGCCGCTGAGCCAGTACACAACCGGACCTTGATATGGCTGTAACGCTTCAACTCGGCGACTTCACGTTCGCTGACAACGAGATCCCCGAGCGAATCGTGATGTCTACAGCGATCCGCGCCGTCGTCCGCAAGATGGTCGGCGGTGCGCGCTCGGTGAACATGATGGGTTACGACCCGCAGCCGATTGAATGGTCGGGCATGCTGCTCGGCTCGAATGCGTTGTCTCGAGCGCGAACGCTGAAGCAGATGGCGCTCGCGCAAAAGATGCTGACGCTGACGTTCAGCGAATACAGCTATACGGTGGTGATCAGCGATTTCGTCGAGGATTTCGCACGCGAGTACGAGATTTACTACCGCATCCGCCTGGAAGTAGTCGCAGACAGTTACGGGCAACAGAGCGCGGCCGCACCTGGTATCGATTCGCTCATTGGTGGCGACATTTCGATGGCAAACGGCATTTGCTCGAGCATCGGTAATGCCGGCTTGACGTCTTCCATGGGCACGCTCACGACGGCTATCTCGGCCGTATCGAGCTTCGCGACGGCGGCAAAAAGCACGCTCAACACTGTGCTCGGACCGCTCGCGATGGCTCAAGCGCAAGTTAAAACGCTGATTGCAGCCGGCGAGAACACGCTGCAAAGCGTCTCGACTGTGGGCGGCCTATTGCCGAACAATCCGATCGCGCAGCAGGTATCGCGTCTGAGCGGCCAACTGAACACCATGACGCAGCAGCCGCAGTTGATCACGCTGAGCGGCGTGCTTTCGCGCGTCAGTACGAACATCGGCCAGATCAGTTCTGCATCCAAGACGATCACGGTCGTCGGCGGCAATCTGTACGACATTGCGGCCAAGTATTACAAGGACGCCACCGGCTGGGTAGCGATCTCGCAGGCTAACCCGGCGCTCAAGGGCGACCCGAACATATCCGGCACGCAGACGATCGCGTTGCCACCCACGAACACCGCAGCAGCATCAGATGGAGTAGCTAATGCCTAGTGATGGCCGCATCCAAGTGACGAAGCCAGTAGGGCTAGTAACAGCGCCACGCGGAGCGGTTCGCATAAATGGCAATCTGGTCTCGGCGGACATTGAATGGTCGGTCGAGAACAATGCGCTTTCCTCTGCTGACACGTTCACGATCAGTTTCATCGGCGCGTCACTGCCGCCGGCGAACAACGTGAACTGGTTCAGCCAGCAGAAAGACATGTATGTCGAGATATTCGCGGGATTCCCGGACGACTACATGCACTATTCGCCGAGCGACCTGACGAAGCTGATCTACGGCCAGGCCGACACGATCGATTACGACATTGCGGCCGACATCGTGACCGTTCACGGGCGAGACCTGACGCGCGTGTTCATCGATGCGAAGACAACCGAGAAATTCCAGAATCAGACGTCATCGCAGATCGCCACGACACTGGCGACCCGCCGCGGCTTGACCGCGAGCGTCACCGCGACGAAGAAACCTGCCGGCGCGTATTACGACATCGAGCATGTCAGCCTGCAGGACGAGCGGACCGAGTGGGACATCCTATCGTTCCTCGCGCAGCAAGAAGGCTTCGTCGTCTATGTGAAGGATCAGACGCTCTATTTCAATCCGCCGAATAGCCCCGCACCGAGAGATACGTCTGCGTTGCAGGCGCAACTCAATGCCGTCGTAGCGCAGACAAATTTGGCGAATGACCAAGCTGGCGCGCTTACTGATCAGGCGGTAGCGCTGATGGGGCAGGGCGATGCGCAGGCTGCAGCCGGGAATCAAGCCGGGTCGCATGCGCTCTATCAGCAAGCGACGGCCGCCAACAACCAGGCGCTGAGCATTCTGGCTAACTCGAAAGCGACGCTACTCCCACAAGCGGCCTCACTGAAAGCGCAGATTGCAGGCGCGGCCGGGATTGGCACATACCCGATTGTGTGGACGCAGGTCAATCCGCAGTCGGCCGGTTATCGCGCAGCGGCCGGCAACGTAGAGGATATGTCGTTTCAGCGCACGCTCACGGTCTCGCGCGGGATCACGGTCGTGGTTCGATCGTGGAGCGACAAGACGCAGGCCGGGTTCAATGCGACCTATCCCGCAACGAAGGCCGGCACGCTGAAGCCGGGGCAAGCCACGCCGTTTAAAGGCGGACAGACGTTCACGTTCTTTCGCCCTAACATCGACAAGCAAACCGCGCTCGCGTTCGCGCAGCAGCAATACAACCTCATCGTGCAGCACGAGATGAAGATGAGTTGCCGGATTCCAGGCGACGTCACATTGAACGCTCAAACGATCATCCAAGTGTCGGGCACGAACACGGCATTCGATCAGACCTATTACCCGTCCGCGATCACTCGCCACATGTCATTCGACGGTGGCTTTGAAATGAACGTGAGCGCGAAGAATCACAGCGCAATCTCTCAGGCGGTCGCACTTTGACGCATTACCACGAACTAGCAAATACGATGCGCTCGCATGCTGAAGCGGCGGCCGGGCGCATCCCGAAGCCTCGCATGGCGACGATCAGCAGCTACAACGCGTCGACGCACTCGGTGAAGGTCACGTTTCAAGGCGTCGGCGATAACGACTTCACTGAAACGGGCTGGATTCCGCTCGGCGCGGTAGGCGTAGGGAAGGGCTTCGGCGTGCTGTCTGCGCCCAATATTGGCGACATGGTGATGATCTCGTTCACGGACGGATCGAACTCGGCGCCGAAGATCACGGGGCGGTTCTTCTCGACGATCAACACGCCTCCTGCGGTTCCAGCCGGCGAGACGTGGATCGTTCACAAGAGCGGATCACTGCTCAAGTTTCACAACGATGGTTCGGTCGAGATGAAATCCGCCACGACGACCACGTACACGGCCACGCAGCACCATTTCGTCGGCCCCGTGCTGATGGACAACACGCTGACCGGTTCGCAGGGGATCGCGATCTCCGGCGACAACGGCTCGGGCAACGCGTCGACCGTGACGGGCAACTTCAACACGACCGGCACGATCACGAACAACGGCCACAACATCGGCAGCACACACCAGCACAGCGGCGTCCAGACAGGCGGCGGCAACACAGGAGCACCGCTATGACCGATTTGAATCACGAGTGGAGCAACGACATCGCGCTTTCGCCGAACGGTGACCTGGCGATCGCAACCGGCGACACGCTCGCGCAACAGGAATTGCTCCGCGCACTGTTCACGAGCCCCGTTCTGAACGATCAGGCTGGCAACCCGTTCGCATCGCCTGACTACACGTTCCACGCGACATTCGGCGCGGGACTCGGGCGGCGTATTGGGCGCCCCATGGCTCCAAGCGAGACGCGCGCCGCGATCCTGTCATCGATCGCCACCATCGCAGGCATCGCGCAGTCTCCCGCGCCGAACGTCATCGTCGCGCCGTTCAACAACGGCATGTCGGTAACGATCCAGTACGCCGACGCCGTGACGGGCCAGAACGCAACCCTATCATTCGACATAAACCAATAAATGGCAAACGTACAGACGCAGTCGCTTACGCAGATGCTTCAAAACTTTGCGTCTGCCGTTCAGGGGTCGGCCTCGTCCTTCCTGCTGAATTTCAACATCGGGACCGTACTGCGCGCGCTCGGTGAGGCTGTATCGGCACAAGCGTTGTGGCTGCAAGGGCTGATCCTGCAAATGCTCACGCTGGCTCGGGCATCGACGTCGACTGGCACGGATCTCGATTCGTGGTTCGCTGACTTCGGCTTCGCGCGGCTCGCTGCGTCGGCGTCGAGCGGCCTTGTCACGTTCGCGCGCTTCACTCCCACGGCGCAGGCGGTCGTTCCTGTCGGCGCGGTTGTGCAGACCGGCGACGGCACGCAGCAGTTCACGGTCAACCTCGATACGACGAATGCAGCCTATAGCGCGGCGCTGGGTGGCTTCGTGCTGGCTGCCGGCGTAGCGAGTATCAACGTGAGCGTAACAGCCGTCACAGCGGGCACTATCGCGAATGTGGTGATTGGAGCAATCAGCCAGCTCGCGCAGTCGGTTCCGGGCGTGGATACGGTGACGAATGCCGCGGCGTTCACGAATGGCGTCGATTCCGAGACTGACACGAATGCTCGAGCTCGCTTCGTCACGTACCTGCTGAGTCTGTCGAAGGCCACGAAAGCGGCGATCGGCAATGCGATCTCGTCGCTTCAGCAGGGGCTGACGTACACGCTGACCGAGAATCAGACGTATGGCGGCGTCTATCAGCCAGGGTACTTCTATGCCGTTGTTGATGACAATTCAGGTGCGCCGCCGACGTCGCTTCTGACGACCGTATCCAACGCCATTGATGCAGTGCGGCCCTTCACCAGCACGTTCGGTGTG